CGACCCAAAAACAGGCAGGGGAGGGGGCCGCTCACCGCCGTTGCTTTCGCCTCCGTTACTAGAACGGCCATTACCTTCGCCGCCATTACCTTCGCCTCCGTTGCCCGCACCGCCATTACCTTCGCCTCCGTTGCCCGCACCGCCATTACCTTCGCCTCCGTTGCTCGCACCGCCATTACCTTCACCGCCGTTACTAGGGCCACGCGGTCTTACAGGCCCTAGAGGGGGTTGTATCGGTCCGACTGCCGCACCAGAATCGTTGGCTGTACCAGCGTCCTCGGGAAAGGCTAGCTCGAACAGAAGATTTGCCTCTATGGCCAGTTTATCCGATAGAGCTCTTGTATCGTCAGCGTCATCTGCTGCATTTGCCAATGTATCCGCATTTGCGTCTGTTGCAGCTATCCGATTCAGTCGTTCCAGGGCTGTGACCGCCTGCTGTCTAGCCCCATTAGCCTTCTCTCGGGCCTCTATTGCCCTGTTGATAAGACTCAGACCTGTACCAGTACCGGCACCCTGACACTTCGTCTTGAGAATAGCTAGATCAGCCATCACTCTCTCCATGTCTGTGTTGAGACCCGCTAGAGCGTCTGCTTGGCTAGCAGCGATAGTCGCAGCCAGCTCATCTAATAGGGGCTTTAGTACGGCCGGATCAATAGCAGTACCTGTCTTAGCAAGAATCTGATTCAAAAGCTCTGTCACTTCGGTCAAGTCGCATGAGCCACCTGATCTTGCTCGGAGTTCCTCTAAGATCACCATCACACCGCTCAGATCCGTCCCTGTCGACTGGGATTCGAGTTTCTCTGTGATAGCAGCAAGACTCGTTTTCAACTCATCGCAACAGTCCATACCCGATGCGTTCGTTCCTGCGTTTGAGGTCGGGGGACCGGCAGCACCACCGCTCGCACACATCACATCGGGGTCATTACTATCGTCGCCGCCCTTTAGCTTTTCATTTATAGCCGCCACAAGATTCTGCTGTTGGAGTCTCATTCCATCTGTCGTACCAAAACTCTTTTGGCTCTTCTCCAGTTTACGGCGGTAGTAACAGAGAATTCTGGTGGGTGCAGACGGCATTGGTGTAGCCGGGCCGTTGCTGAGCCATTCTATGAATTCACGATAGTCCTTCGGTGTGAGCTTTATGTCTGAGGGTGGCTTATCATCCTTTAGAACACCAAAAGACTCGAGGAGCTCCTTATCCTTATCCAGATAGCCTCGTGGATCCGCTTCACGGTCTCTGAGTGTCTGCGAATCGCTGTCGATCGCCAGACCCAATGGTAGTGGCTGCATAACCTCTATCATTCGGCGTGAATTCTTTTTGAGCCAGCCAACGCTCCGCAGAGGTGCTTAACATTGGATCGGCGTTATGTGGACCTGAGCCCCGTAGGCTTGGGTCCCGTAGGCTTGGGCGGCAGTGGCTTCGATATTGTCTTGAGCCCATCAATCTTACCGTCGATACGTTTCAGAATCTCCTCTATCTCCATATGTTCATCGTGACTCTTGGTTGCATGTTCGGTGAGCACTTCCAAGGTCTTTTCATCATCCTTGCATCTGTTCGCCTTCACATCTGAAATGGCTTTTACGCACGCCTCCATCTGATAGACCTCATTGTCTGGGAGGCCAGCTACACGTGCGTCGTCTATCTTGCGTTGCACATCCTGACGAGCTTTAAGAAGTACCGACCACATCACGTAATAGGCGATTTCACATTTGCGACTCGTCATCATTGTCGTAGTGTTTTGACATGAAGGGAGTGCGTTGAAGAAATCGGACAGATAGGTCTTTAACGATTCTCTCGTCTCGTCGACGATCCCCACCGTTGAAAGTAGTTCATTTTCGGTGTCAGTAAGGGTTTCACTTGTTGATCTACCCGAAAAAACAGCCTTGCGTCGTGCCCGTGCAGCCTTGTCGTAGTCAATATAGAAGCTGCGCCCGGAGAGCGTCACCGTCTCTCGACCGTTGGGTGTTAACGCAGTGGGATCGTCATCGACGATTTCGTCTGACGGGGCTGGCGGTGGTGGCTGCGGTCCTGGCGGTGGCTTAGGTCCTGGCGGTGGCTTAGGTCCTGGCGGCGGCGGCGGCGGCGGCGGCGGCGGCGGCGGTGGCGACCCGTCACCTCGTGCTGACCCCGGTGGACATGTCGTATATTCCGTATCACCATCTAGTGCCTGTGCATCGCATGCTTGCCCGCCCTCATTACGAACCAGTAACCACTTAGACCCCTCGTACGGATCTGTCGGATCGGGTCCAGAGACAAATCGCCAAGCACATCCTAATGGGGAGACCGCTTTCGGGGGATCCATCTTATTGAAATCGGGGTCGCGTAGCCCTCTGGGAAGCTTTATCTTTGAACATTTCTGGAAGTAGGCAATCCGCCGTTCTAGGTCGGCGTTGAGAAATTGGACTCGCTTCTTCACTGGAGTCTGGGGGGGCTCCGGTGGAGCTCCAGCACCAGACGCCCCTGGAGGGCAGTTTTCATAAGCCGGATCCTTTGGTAGTGCTGCAACAGCACATGGAGTACGACCGTCGGTACGTAAGACTAGGGCCCACCTAGACCCCTCATAGGGTCTGGTAGCATCGGGTCCCGTATAGAATCGCCATGCACAACCCTCTGGACTCACTGTATCAGGGAGGTTTCGCATCTGATCGAATTTCAAGGGTCTCGGTGCGTCTGCCCCGATTTTGATCTTTGAGCATCTAGTGAAATAGTCAATACGTCTCTGTGTATCAGCGTCTATTACGCCAGACGGTTGCGGTGGTCCGCCTATGGCCGAACTCCCTATAGCGTTAGGTGGTTCACTCATCCCTATTCTCTGGTATCGAAATAGTTGATCCAAATCGAACTCTGTCAGGGACTTAAAAATAGTCGCATTATAATCCTTAATCAATGGAGATGGAACAGCCGACTCGCCCCAACACCACGCAGCGTAATAGGATCCAGTGCAAACAGGAGCTCATCGTGGCCTGGCTGCGCGAATTCTTCACTGATCCGGGGCGGCTCGAAACTATACTCCCTATCTTGGAGGGTAAATCGACTATCAGTTTGCGACTCATTGATTGGTTCGTAACGAACTATGCCAAAAAGCACAACATCTGTTATATCCTCAACCAGCGGCAGTTCCTCGTCTATTTCCACTATAAGAGGGAGCTCAAGGCCTACTCTAAGCGGCTCTTCGATCCCTTCTGTCGGCGCGAACGGATCATGTTCCAGGCGCGCGGTCACGAGCCCTTTGTCACCACGGTTGGTCAACTGAACTTCTTCCGCTGGGCCCTTGAGAAGGAGATCATTGCCTATATTGTGGAGAATCTGGAGGCTATTGAGAAGGACATGAACATCAGTATGCGCGAGCACTACGGGACGACGGGGTCTTCTCACGGTAGCGAGCCTCAGTCTGTTAGTACAGAAGCATCGACTGTGGCCGCCGATAGCGTAAATACTGTGGAGACTACGTCGCGTCGCAAACGGACTGAGTTGAGCAAGTCTGCACTCAAGAAGGTCAATCTCCATCAGTGCGATATTGTTGTCTCTTTCAGCTGAGGCCGCTAGGGTCTGTGACCGCTAGGGCCTAAAAGTCTTATTGTAATCATCCGTCTTCGGTCTCAAAAGTTCATACGCTTGAAGGGCCGCGGCATTGGCTGCCGTCTCTGCCGGCAGAAATCTGTAGTTGAATTGACGCTCCGCTAGGATTCGCGAGGCGTCAATATCCCGCTCTCTATTGTCTTCGTTTACAGCACCACGCATTTCACGTGGGATGTTTCTGGAGTCGTTGACAGCATCCAGACGTTGCAGATAGGGGTTGCTACTGGCTCTGGCCTCCAGAGTTGGTGGTTGGGCTGGTGGTGGTATCGATCCAGCTGTACTAGCGGGACGGGGTGGGTCCGGAAAGAACTGTGCTTGCTGATTGTAGTTGTTGCTAGAAGACCGCGAATTGATGGGGTTCATATCAAAAAAGACGGGGTTCGACGACTGCTGTATCTCGGACGTGTTAGGACTCTTGGTGTCATACTGAATGCTCTCCCAGATGCGGGAGTTGATCGCGTCACGTGTGTTTGGCTCGAAGCGAATGCGAGCGGCTGCCGACATCGGGATATTGATCTGTGTGGGGTCGTGTAGAGGCGGATTCCAGCCTTTTGTCTGAGCTGCTCGTTGTTCAATACGGTCCTGCTGCTGACTCCACTCAGACGCCATTCTGAATACCCATTAGGACATATTTTGCCTAGGGCGAACGTGTCGACTCAGCGATCAGTTCAGCGATCACTTCGGCACCAGCGTCCCACGCAATCTCATCGCACCCGTTAGCAGTGTCACTGAAGTCCTCGTCGGTGTCGAAATCGCCCGGATGCAGAAGCCTCTTGATAACACGGAGTTGAAACTTCTGCCATTCTGCACTGTTGCGACTTCCGATAACAGCTCGCGGCTTCTTACCCGGATAGCCCTCTACAATAGAGTCGACAAACGGGTCGTAGCACATATCGAGGATATCGACGATGTTGTCCACGACGCCGTAGGGCTTGTTGACAAAGCTCTTCCACTTCTTTGCGGTGGCCATCTTCGCGACCTCTGCACGCATCTCGTCGATCGTCATGGTCTCGGCGGCGGCTGGTGCGACAGGTTGATTCAGAGCCTGCATCTTCTCTTCGACCTCGGCTAGCTGCTTGCGGAGGAATTCTGCGGTTGACTTGAGTTGCTCCATTATATGTAGAGTGTGGTTCGATAGACTACTGGGATCAATTTTTGGTAACGTCTTGTACCGAATTTAAGAACTCCCTTCGAAGAAGGGAGTTCTTAAATTTGCGATACAGTAGTAATCAAGCCAGTCCCAAAGATAAGCACCTGTACGGGTGCTTAACTTCGCTACTTGGCGGCATCAGGACGAGCATTTAAACCCCTGACACCATTTATAGTATAAGAGAATGTTCCGTGCTAAGACTGTTAGGCGTGCTCCTAAGAAACCCAGTGCTAGTGTCAGCGTAGATATATCAGGAGCCTCGACAACCACTAGTAATCCTGGTACAGCAACCAATACAGTCGAGCGAAATTCGAATGTATTGAGCACCGAAAACGCCCTCTCTGCTCTACTGGATGCCGAGTCCAAATCGGCCGTCCACCGCCCCTGGTTGCGTTTAGAGCGCGGTCTCCGTATGCGGCTTCTCCGTGCCTATGTTGATAAGCAGACGGAGATGGCGCAGTCGGAGCGTGTCGACCTTCTCTTCGCTCTGGTAGAAGCTCTTGACCGGAAGCTGCTGAATTCCAAGTCCCAGATCACTTATAATCAGGAGACGGGGGAGATTGTGGAGATCAACGCCCTGAAGATTATTCGGCCCGCGGAAAGCAAAGTCGTCTTCCGCATCGAGCCACCGAATCGCTCAACGAAGAAGGTGCGGCGGACGTCGGACAGCGATTAGACGCCCCTGTGGCGTCTGATCCGGACACAGCGATTAGACGCCCCTGTGGCGTCTGATCCGGACACAGCGATTAGACGCCCCTGTGGCGTCTGATCCGGACACAGCGATTAGACGCCCCTGTGGCGTCTGATCCGGACACAGCGATTAGAGACCCGGTGGGCTCTAATGGGAGAGTTTTGCCATCAAAGAGGGGCTAAGGTAAGCCGCCGCAGTGAGCAGAACGAAAACCGCAGAGTGTAGAATAAGTTCCTTTGTTTTGTCGCCTTTAGTTACAATAAAGACGAGACATTCAAATATCCCCCATAGGACAAACCAACGCATGATTACCAATATCGATATGTTGTAAGCCGCTGTATGGCCCTCCATCTCTGCTTTAAAAGTGCGAAAAAAAATGAAACCATTTAATCTCCATTTTAGGTAGAGATCAGAAGATGAGTGCGGCCACCAAGAAGATCATTACACGGTTGCAGGCCGATTTCTTCGCGACTATGAATGCCCTGACCAAGAAGCAGTTGGAGGATTCTATGACCTATCTTGGTCAGCAGTACTACACCGAAGGGGTCAGTCTGATCAGCGACGAGAACTACGATCGCCTTCGTGAGACGCTGATCCGCAAATTCGGCGATTCAAAGGTTCTGGCCGCTGTCGGAGCTGAGGTGACGAAGGCCAAGGTCGACCTGCCCTTCTTCCTCGGTTCTATGGACAAGATCAAGCCCGACAAGAACAACCTAGAGGGCTGGCGGGCCAAGTACAAGGGCGACGTCTGTGTCAGTGACAAGCTCGACGGTATCTCTGGTCTGGTGGTCAAGTCCAAGGGTGTTGTCAAGCTCTACACGCGGGGTAACGGGACGGTGGGCCAGGATATCTGCCATATGTTGCCTTTCATCTCTATCGGCGACTTTCCCGGTATCGATACGTATGCTGTTCGCGGTGAACTGATTGTGACGAAGGCCAAATATGCTAAGGTGGCCGAGGGTCGCGGCGGTGCCCGCCAGATGGTCTCTGGCCTGGCGGGGCTGAAGACACTGACTGCGGAACGGCGTGCCTTGATGGGATTGATCGACTTCGTGGCGTACGAGGTGATCGTACCCGAGGCCCTGACACCTGTGCAGCAGTTCACCCTACTGGACTCTAAGTCGACCTTTACGGTGGCGCGCTGGCACAAGGAGAAGGAGGTGACTATCGAGCACCTCAGTGAGGTGCTGGCGGCCCACAAGAAGGCGTCCCCGTACGAGATCGACGGTATCATCGTGAACCACAACGCTGTCTATCCCCGCAGCACGGGTCGCAACCCTGAGTTTGCGTTCGCCTTCAAGATGAGCTTTGCCGAGCAGCAGGCGACCACCGAAGTGCTACAGGTGATCTGGGAGCCCTCCAAGGACGGGTATCTGAAGCCCACGGTCAACTTCGAACCCGTCAATATTGGTGGCGTGGTTATCCAGTATGCAACGGGCTTCAACGCGGCGTTTATCCAGGCTCAGGGGCTGGGTCCTGGTGCCTATATTGAGATCGAGCGGCGCGGCGACGTGATCCCTTATATCAAGGCGGTCAAGGCTCCGTCGCCGACGGGACCGGCTATGCCGGCGGCTAAGTGGCACTGGAGCGACACACACGTGGACGCCGTTCTAGACGATATCGGTGCAAATCCCGACGTCCAGAAGCGGGCTCTGCTCTACTTTGCCCAGACGCTCGAGATCGGCTACTGCGGTGAGGGGAATATTGCCAAGCTGTACGAGGTTGGCGTTCGCACACCACTGGACATGCTGAAGGTGAAGCCCGCGGCTCTGGAAGGGCACGGCTTCGCCAAGGCGGGGGCTGCTAAGATTGTCGACGAGATCGATAAGGCTGCCAAGAAGGCGACGCTGACGCAGTGGGCGGTCGGGTCAGGGATCTTCGGTCGTGGCATCGGTACTAAGCGTGTGGAGGCGGCAATTGAGGTCCTACCCAAGGACCTCAAGCCCTCGGCAGCCCTTGTCGGCAGAGTGATGGAGCAGGGTGGCTGGTCCAAGGAGTCGGCGGAGGGTTTCGTGGGGAATCTGGGTGAGTTTCGCAAATTCCTGGCTGCGGCGGGTGTGGAGGTCCGTGAGGCTGTTGCCGAGGCGAAGAAGCCGGCGGCGAAACCCGTCGGTGCGAAGATGGCAGGGCAGGTCGTGCTGTTTACGGGCTTTCACCCCAAGGACCTGGAAGAGGCGGTCGTGGCACAGGGCGGCCAGCTTGTTGAGGCCTGGGCTAAGAAGGTGACCGTTCTTGTCGTGAAGGATGCGACCGTGTCCAATGAGAAGACCAAGAAGGCTGCCGCCGCCGGTATCCCCGTCGTGACGGCGGAGCAGTTCAAGGAGAGACTAGGTCTGTGAAGGCCATGTGTTATTTGTCCATCTTTTTCATAGGTTATGAATTAGATGGAACCCGGTGCTGTTGCCGCACGCGCTGCTGAGCCTGCTGTTGCCGCACCCGCTGTTGCTGATCCTGCTGTTGCCGCACCCGCTGTTGCTGAGCCTGCTATTGCCGCACCCGCTGTTGCTGATCCTGCTGCTGCAGCAGGACCTGGACAGAGAGTAGACGAATGGGCACCGCTTGTAACTACTGCTTTAGCCGCGGCAGGGGTCGCACCTGACAGGTTCTCGGCACTCTTAAAGCGGCACGAAGCCCTGCTTGCAGGCGGGTTTGTTCTGAAGGCCGTCACAGGAGCAGCCGACGAACGGGAGGCAGACATGGATATCTATGTACCCGTAAAGGAGATCCCCGCTTTTATAACAGCACTACGGGAGAATGACGGACTTCTTCAAAACGCTATCACGCACTATCGTGAGATGGCGGCCTCTTTCTACTGCTCCTCTTTCCTACGGAAGAACGGGATCAGAAAGGTCTACAAATTCGGAAATGCCTCTAGACGAGTGACAGAAAATGTAAAGAACCCTATGGATATCATGGCTGTTCGCAATAAGCGGACACCATTGGCCGTGGTCAATAATTTCGATCTGACCTGCTGTCAGGTCTGGTACGACGGCGAGTCTGTATACGCCTCTCATCCCGACCATATACGGACTAAGACAGCGTTTCTACAGCCCGAATACATCGAGACATTTCTGGGCGGTAACCGATTCCTGACACGGCGGCTACGCAAATATATATCACGCGGTTTCACTATCAGTTACGCTCCGCAACAGACGGCACTGCCAGAAATCAGTGCGGTATTAAAGAGTCAGACGGTGGCCGCTCGTGGATTCCGTTGTGGCAATCCTACTCATGGTGCCGTGCGTAGACACGATGACCCTGCGTGGATGGAGAAGTGGTTGATGCGTTTGACAAAACGCTGGGTCACACGAGTTACAGACGGTAATGATGGATCAATGACTGTACCGCTTGGCAACGAGAGACGCGGTGGTGATATAACACTGCCCGAAGGACCAAATACGGCAATACTGACATTTAAATATAGTCAAATAAGACGTTTCGATGTGAAACCTGATGACGGATACGATACTGACGATATGGACCCTGACTCCTTAAAATCGCTGGCTGTGACAAACTATCCTGCGGTAGCCCTTGTGGCACCCAATGCGGTGGAATTAGCACCCGCCCCCCTTGATCCTGAATTGCTCTATCGCAGGACAATGACAGCTCTACTGGTCAATATCTACAAGAAGCCGAGGTATGAAGAGAGTCACTGGGGCTCGCTCCTTCATAAGATGTATGAAGCGATCGAAAGACGACTTGCTGACGAAGCCGCTGGTCTACCGGCACGTTCTAGTTACATAATAGAACGTGAGATCTATCCCGTTATGAAGGTCTATCTAGAGTACTTGAGAAGCAAGATTCTGAAGGAGGGGACGGACCAGTTCTATATAGACGGACCCATCTACCACATTCACAACCATCCTGCTGAGGGCGGCATTACACCTGACTCACTGGAGGCCTATCTGACCGGCCATCTTCTCGACGAGGACAAGGATTCTGTTCCCTGCTATTTTATGCCCGAGGAGGTGGTTAGAGGGCAACCTCTGCCTGCTAGGAACTGTGCTCTGAAGCTGAAGAGGGAGGAGATCCACGCGATTGTCAGCAAGGAGTTCTACATGAAGTGGATCCGGCCCGCACCCGTGAAGACGGGACTGAATCAGATCATTGGGGCATACGATACCACCCTGGCCAACGTGAAGACACACGACGACGAGTACGGCGATCTGTTCAGTGCGACGATGTGCCCGTACTGTCTCCAGTACGAGCAGCGTGAGGGTGGCTGCGCCTATATCACACACGCAAATACCAAGCAGCTTGCAGGCAGTGAGGCACCCTTCTGTAGTGGCGACTTTCTGGTCGCCGCCATCAAGGACAAGTACGTTGCACTAGGGCGGCAGATTGAGCCACATGGATTTACCCATATGGAGTTCTGTGTGGAGTGCGGTCGCCCATGCTGGAACCATCAGCACTTCAACCTTGACGATGCTGCTCCTGGGCTAGTAGCCCATCGGATGGTGGGTGACGCAGACGGTGGTAATCAGCACATTGACTACGGTACGTGCGGTGGGGGCGGGCGGGCTGAGCTCTATGCCCGTATTCTTGCTGTGCGCGATGTGTTTGCGAAGGCGGGGCCGCCTCGTGCGGCCGCGGCCGAGCGTTTAGAGGCGGCGTTGGCTGCCGATGCGGCAGCCAAGGATCCGGCAATGCTGGCACGGGGTGCGGCTATTGCGGCACAGGCCCCTGACGTGCGGGCTTGGAATCGACCTGTACCCGCGACAAAGACCTATACCGACGCGGCTTATACTGGGGCGGCGGCCGCTGCCGAAGAGTCTTTTGGCGGGGAGGCCGACGGGTCGCTTGGTGGGGAACCCGTTGTGCCACGCGCGCCGGCGATCCCAGCGGCTCCTGCGGCTGCGGCGGCACCACCTGCTGTAGGTGGTAGACGTAGGACAAGAAAGTTCTATAAACGGAACAGTAAAACTAGACGGGCCTAACGTCTTGTACCGAATTTAAGAATCCCCTTCTCCGAAGGGAGTTCTTAACAGTAGTAATCAAGGGCCTGCTTATTCGCCAAACTCACGTGCATACTCGGCGGCACTGGCGGCGGCATTAGCAGCAATAGCTCTCTTAGTAGCAGCATCTATCTCCTCCGCTCGCTCTGGATACGAGTTTTTAATAGCTCTTAATTTTTCAATAATTTCATGACGCACATACGGGCTCATGTTGTCCAGATCTACAGATATCCACTTATCTACAAAATCGTTCTCAAGTCTAGGAAAGCTCCGTTTCAACCTGTTTAACTTATCCTTGTGAGCGGTTCTATGGGTTAATTCATCATTATAGATGCTTATAGGATTGTTAGTTCCGCGCCGCCTGCTCACGTTTGCATAGGCCTTGGCTCCCAGTCGTCGTTGCAGAACGGATTCGCTTATCTGCTGTTGAATCTCAGGTGCAATTCTGCTGACACGTGCTCGGCGAGTGGCCGTGTTGCTGTTTCTATTGCGAAATCCCATAACAGCCCTAGCCATAGCGGCGTCTGTCACAAGATGCTGACTACCATCTGCCTTCAGCGTAGAGGTTTTACCGATGGCGCGAAGATACTGTTTTAGGTGTGTATTGTTTGCATTTTGCCCAGAGGGAGGCGCCTGCCGGTTGGCTACTCTATTGGTAATTATTGTGTTCGTTGCATTAGTACCCAGACGAACTGACTCTGGCACATAACTCTCGTGACCGTCCATGTAGCGGCATGTAAAAAAATAGAGTACGGTTGGTGCTTTTAATGACTTCAGCATCTTGCGAACGTCTGTGGTCGTATCCTGTTCTAAATTTTTGAGTCCGTCGACTAATAGTCTTTCGGGTCCGAGCCGTAGTTCCTCCGCTAGGTATTTTTCCAATTCAGGTAGAAAGGGCTTGAGATTTTTCGTCACGGCAAGTCTGAAAACAGTATTAATATTTACACCACCGGGTTCGTCTCTCTGCTGGAAGTACTGCCCAATAGTCATTGATTGAGGAATATTTACTTCACTAGTGGCAAGTCTATTCAGAGTGGTCTGATCTTCCTCTAGTGGCAGCTTTATAAGACCAGATGGTATTACACGAAGCCTATCGGGGTAGTCCCATGAGATAAATCGGCTGTTGATCAGATTAGGACAGACGTCACCCTCTCTATAGATGGCAACGGACCCAAAAAGCGTGGTTATCTCTTCGATATATTTAACAGGGTCTAGAAGATAGTCAGTGTTGCTTTTATCGTAAAGTCTCTGTAGGTCTTTCGTTAGGTCCTTAAATATTCTGACGTCACCCGAATGAGACTTTACCATAACAATTGTGCCTGGCGGAATTACAACCGTGTCACCAGCTAGACCCTCACCGCCATGACCTAAGAGAAGCAGGGCGGTCTCGGGATGGTTGTTTCCAGTGTCAGATCGGCTCTCTTTCGCTCCTTGCCCTGCATTACCTACAGACCACCGTTTCCCGTTATACGGCATCTCTATTAATAGACCCATATTATTGCAGCCAAGTAGCGTTGGGACTTGGCGGTACTATTGTTGAGTTAAGAGCTCCCTTCTTAGAAAGGAGCTCTTAACTTTGGTATAAGACTTTATGCTGTCTGAAGATACTTCTGCCGGATCAGCTCAGGTTGCGTGTCGACGGTATTAAATATCGTGGAGCGGGTGATACGGCGAAGGACCTGAACGGCATCTAGGTTGAAGAGCGTGACCCCCTTCAGATGACTACGGACCCAGCAGTCGTAGTCAAAGGCGGTGAATTCATCCGTAAAAATAGCTAAGTCACGCTTCATCAGGACCGACGACAGCATGAGGGGGTTGCTCCTCTCAAAATCACCCGTGTAGAGCGTGCCTACGGGGAGGTTTACACTCTTACTTGACTCGCCAAATTCGCGGTAGAGAGTACCGACGATATCGACTGACTTCTCTTCCATTATTTGAAGCTGTAACTCTAGCTTCTTTGGGAGCCAGATGTCACGGGCATCCAGATGTGCCACGAAGGGCGTGGTCGCCTTGTCGGCAAGTTCTGTGATGGCCGCCGGTCTGCTACCGCTGCGAGTATCGTAGACGACAGTCACGACTGCAAAGCGGTTTGTCAGACCCGTATTATTGAGAGTCGTCTCCACCGATAGGCGTTGAGCGTCCGTCAGGTTGACGAGACCCAGGAGACCACACCACTGGCTATAGGACTGCCGCTTTACCGAAAGAAGGGCGTCCTCCAGGAAATCGGTCGTGCTGACGAGGGGGATGATCACTGTCACTTGCGGATCTGTCGCAGCAGGGATCTGTGTGATCTTGAGCGCGTCACTCTTCAGAGGTCTGAGGGCAGGCTGCGGCGGCTGCTGCGGCTGTGCCTGTGGTTTGCGTCGGGTCGCTGGTTCCGGAAACCCACGGACCTCACCTGGTGGCGGTGGGGCCGTATATTCAATAGTATTTGTCTGGCGCTCTGCTTGACGCCGGGCTAGCGGATTGGGCCACTGCTTGACCTCGGCTACGCCCTCTGCAGAGACCGTATCGCTTACCGAGAGGCGTGCAAACGGGACAACCTGGAGCGGGGGATTTTTAGCAGGCGTACGGGTCCACGAACTCATTTATCTACAAAGAGAAGAATGGATTCGGATATTTACGCTGTACCACTGCGTTAGAGCCCCACTCCGTTAGAGCCCCACTCCGTTAGAGCCCCACTCCGCTAGAGCCCATATTTAGCCACAAGATACTCAAATAGCTGCTGTTTCTCCCCTCGTAAATTCAGATAGAGACTGACTTTTTCACTATTAGAGTTAGGTAGATTCAATGTGGTTTGCTCTTTATAGAGGGTTCGTTTGATATTCCAACGATAGATCTTTCGTACAACAAAAGATAACCAGAGATCCTCTATCCCATTGTAGAGAGTTAGACCCTTTGGCAGATCCTCTGGTACTTCAAATAATAGACTCTTATCTACAAATATCGTTGTATCTATGATAGATCCACATGTAGCTCCGTAATGCATATTCTCTAAATCATCAGTTTTGACACCTGTTTTGCAATCAGTGCTAGTGATTATACTTCCATCCCAATAGTCTATTTTATCCATCGTCCACTTTTTGCAGTACCAAGCCATATAGGTTTTAGGCACACGACTATTATAGAGATTTTCGACCCACGTAGGCTCAAACAACTGATCATCGTCCATAAAAATCACATAGTCGATGTTGAACGACCGTAACAGTACATCCCTTGTGTATATAAACCTCAGGAACGCGCAATACGTGTTGTCATAGTGTGACAGACTTATTTTGATATTGGTGTATGTTCTTGCAGACACTGATACTATCTCTTCAAACACCTCTCTGTTCGCCAGATTGTTGTTCAGCAGATGGAGATGTATACGGTTGACAGCTGTCTGACTGTTCAGATTCTCCAATTGCAGTGCAAGATTCTCTGGACGCTTCCACATACACATGACAATGTGTATGGGTTCCACCGTGAGTGGCTTTGGCGGAAGACCTCTTACATAATTCTTCTGCTGCTCCTTGACATGATTGGGTACCAGCTTATAGCTGTTGTTTGCGTGCTCCTCGTAACTGTAGAGCATAGTCTCAATGAATTTTGTACGCTGTTTACCGGCCATCTCAATAGTGTTGAACATGATAGGATGATCGGTCATCTTTACTAACCACTCTCCGTTCATTTTAAAGTCGCCCTCCGTGAATGTGGTGGCAAGGGCCAGTTTGAAGGTTCGCGGATGATTATAGATAAATTCATTTGACCGCACATCCGTCCATGACTCAGGGATGACGTTATAGGGTCTTTCACAGAATTTCCCTACACAATTACCGTAAGTGACCCAGCACTTATGGTCCTGATATGTGCGATTGACGGTGGCAAGAGCAGTCTCTGTAGAAAGATAGTCATCACCGTCCACAATCATACAGATATCGTTCATGGTATAGCGGTGGAGATTCTGTTGCAGATAGTTGAGGAACCGCCACTTGCTTGCAGCCGGCCCCTCGCGTTTCTCGAAATTGAGAAGGGTGAAATACGGCTTATCTCTGATAAACTCATGGATATTCCGAGTATAGATGGACCCGTCGTTCACAATTATAACCTCATATCTGGTATACTTCTGATCTACTATAGACTGGAGTGATCTGATGATAAACTGCTCAAAATAATCACAGTAGGGGACAAATATGACTATATTCGTCTCAATCGTCTTTATGGGTTTACTTGTCGGTCGTTGCAGTTCTATGCAGTCAACTATATTCTGTAGGACCACTGCTCTACTTTTCCACCATCCGGTAATATGAAATATGCTTGACTGATTCTGTTCTATATATTTAGGATCAATAGTTGTCTGCTCCATATTTCTGTTGCTTCTGTAATCATAGTGTAAAAACATATCATTGAACTGTTTGCCTAAAATAACAATTGGAATATTATGCAGATGTAGTAGATAGTTGAGAAAGGCCTGGTGTGGGTACAGAGATTCGAACAGCTGGGCATGTTTGTGGATAGTTTCAAGTGAGAAGAGCGGGCGTAGACTCTTTGTGTAAACGACAACACCAGAATTGATGTAGGTATTTCTATTAATATTGATCCCTTTGGTCTCTTTTATAAATCGTACGTCGGCGGGTGCGGCTTTATCTTCGTCAAAATGATGGGCACCGACTGATCCATCTTCAACGTAGTCGAACAGATTCTCTGTAGTGGGTCCCACTACAGAGGAGTCGTCCAACCATAAGATCTTATCATAGAGATTCAGGTACTCGTGTACGACCAAGGCCTTTAGAAAATAACTATCACCACCATAGTCTCTACCGCTCTTGCGTCCTATAAAGCTGGATCTGTGCCTTATGATAAAGCTACTATGATCGTCTAACACTAGGAAATCGGCACCAACACGCTCTGCGTAGTTCTTCATGGAGGGGCGTGTAATTTTGATCAGGTCCCTACCCAGTGAAATCGTCAATACCAGGGTTTTAGATTTAGGTTCGAACACAGTGTTGTCACTCTTTTGGGCTATCTGTTCCTGCACTAATCGCTCCTTCTGCCTATCGGTGGGGTAGATCATGGCGGCAATCCGTTCCTTAAACGCACCAGTGTTAGCGTAGAGAAATTGGCAGAGTTTAGTACGGTAAGACATATGTGAGCTCCCTCTCGATACTGCAACTTCATCGTCGCCAACATCTTCAATGCTTGTTCTTTCTAACGCAAAATTTGGTTTATCGTAATAGAGCCTGGTAATGAATGAGAACAGAATGTCTTCGCCGTTTCCATAGGGTGGCCCCTCTCTATAGAGGTCTTCAACTAGAGGTTTGCAGTGGAAGAACATGTACCCCAAACGCCGCTTGCAGACAAGGATCTTTGTCAATACAGCCTCAACATCACCGTATGCATCGTGCGTCGTGTAGCTTATCCCACCGCCAGACCTTTTACAGTTTCGTCCCCAGAAACCGACAATGCGGTGCGGATCGTTTTCGTACTCGACCAATAACCGGCATAATTCATTCTCTTCCACTAGAATATCATCGTCGATCAATATAACATCTTCATTGTCACAGCTCAGCATACGCAGGAACCGCCGGTCCAGACCATGAACTTCGTTCACCGCTACGTCGTCAAATATTGTGACCTTAGGGTGTACGTAGCTGATAGCAGTCTCCTTTTTGCCGTTGGATACAATAATCTCTACTATGTTCTTGTACATGACCATCCTGTCCAATATCTGCTCAACTATACGCGGCCGATTGAAGTTCATTATTACTAAAGAATACCTGTTTTGTACTTCACCACGAGCGGCGGCCCGTTTGGGGAGGGTGAGCCATTTAGAGGTAACCTCATTCCATGTAGTAGTTAGACTCTCTTTTATTAGCGTAGCTATAAATACTTCCCTTCGAGTTTCAGGCATTGTACTGAGATTGATTGCTACATGTGCACCGGCCTCTTGAGTCTCTCGTGCATTTGGATCTCCCACCACATGGATACCCGCGCGTTCTGCAAATACCCCATATTGTGAGATAATCGGAATACACCCCAGTGCAGCGGCTTCGCGTATAGAGAGACAGTCGATCTCTGCTGGTGCCGATGTGAGATAGAGCTGTGCCACCGACCGGGCCCGCTCCAGTAAGGTCTCCTCGAAGGTGCTACGACCATGGTCAACCACACCATTCTGCTGTAGGAGAGGTGCTAGCTCCGCTAGCAAGGCAGGTGCCAGTCGCTCATGACCATAGTGAATATGAAAGGTGGCTCTGGGAAGAGCGGCTCTGATTAGCGGCCACATGTATTTTAGAATGGGGACAAGACCACGATCATATGATGAAGTGTAACAGAAGCGCGTCGGATCACGTTTGACCTTTGGTAGAGTTGGCATAGTCTGAAGTCCGTTAGGTAGAATAGTGAACTTGCTGTTTGGGAGATGACTGTAGATTCTACGGTGGTAGTCTGACTTCACCATAACAGAGGTGACCCTGTTCATCATGTTTAATGGGAGATATCGTGGTTCCGTCGGGTCATGCAGATCGACGAGGAGTGTCTTTACATCTTTGATGTATGGAAGGGCTTGCAGACCGAAGGCGCGCCAGAGGATCAGCATGTCAAACGTGTCAGCTGGATTGAAATCCTCATACCGTCTGTAGACTACACCGTTATGGATGGCGGGTGTGACTCGACCGTAGACCGTTACCTTTTTACCCTTCTTCTGCAGGGTGCTGGAGAGATGGACAACAGCCTGTTCGGCACCCCCCAACTTCACGTCTAAGGGGCTGAACTCGACATGAGAGTTACCACAATAGTAGACCACTGTCTCCGGCTCCCATTGTCTTGTAGGCTTCCCTCTATAGTGAACAACATTGGATAGCTCATGTCCAAGACCCGGTGTGACTGCACCGACAATTTTCAGACCAGTGAGCCTGGCTCGGTGTGAAAACGAGAAGTCCTCGCCCAACCAATAGGTCTTTCCATTAGTCTCTACCAACAGGGGTTGGAAAAATGGGATCACGCTCCCCTCACGCGGGTGGTTGTCTGTGATGACTACACGATCATACCCCTCCGTGCTCTTGATAGACTCGTGGATTATCTTGGCCGCCTCATAAGTAAAGCAGAGAAACCCGGTACCCGCATAACGGAGCGGGGCATTTGTATTTGATTGAAAGACGCCGCCCTCTGGTAGGGACGTTGACCTGCCTGCTCTGTTCGCGTAGATCCCCGCTCTCAAGTCACCCTCCTGTCTGATAACTTGGACTATGTCAGCGTGAGTGAACGTCTGATCTGTATCGATGAACATGAAGAGATCACCAGGGCGGGCAACATCATACCACTCCGTAACTAGGATAGAGCGAGCGTGTGGTAGATTCGATTTACCTAACAGGGACTTTATTACGACCTTGTATTCCAACTCCTCTTTCAAGAGCGGAAGAGCCGCGAACAGGCTCTCCACGAACAGGGCATTCACCTGTGTCTTGGCAATATACCCTATTGTAAGGGTGTCCATTAGACTTTCTAAATGAGGTGGGCTTTAAGTTTTTCTTCCTGGTTAGTAAGATGACCAGTCGCTGCCCCGACCCCGTTAATAGGGATCCACGCCGGAATGAGGCCTACTGTCCGCCCACACCGTCTAGGTCGGAGCCGTTGAGTGGATCCGAGTATCTACGAAAGCTCAAGGCAAATGGGGGCCGGCCACTTGGCAACTCCGCTAATACGGTGACTTTGGGTACTGGTCCCTCTGGTAGGACGCTCTGGATGACGGCGGGTGGCGACTGTGACAACGGGACCGATCCCGTGTTACCGGCGGTGCCGGCGGTCCATCCTGGAAGTCGTGCTATTGATTCGGGTCTGCTGACGGAGATGCGTGGGGCTAACGCAGGACGGGGCACACTGACCTGGTACGACAAAGTGAATAGAACGGAGGCGATGACTACGTTACGGCGTAAGGGTCTGGCAATCGCGGCCGACGATACGTTTAATGCTCCTGCGGGTCAGAAGCGTGTGCTCTGCAAGACGTGCGGGTTAGGGCCTTATTGTGGGCCTATAACACTGGAGGAGATTGGTACATTTGATGGTGTAAACATGTATACTCTTTTCGACTCTGTTACGATTACGGGATGTCAGACACTGACTATCCCCGCGGGTATTACATTGACGATTAACGTGGGTTTGCAGCAGTTGATCAATAACGGATTGATTAATGTAGTCGGTACATTGGCACCAGCAGATACTGTTGTTGTAAATACAGGATATATCTATATAGCACCAATTGGGCGTTATCAGCTTAACTATGGACAGGTACTTATCAATAAAGGTGTAATTAATATAGATGGAATTTTTGACAGTAATTATGGTGGAGCACAAGGAACAATCTATAATAGTGGAGGAACTATTAATATAAACGGCACGCCTGTAATTGCCGAATCTGCATGTAGTATCTACAATTATGGTGGTGCCACAATTAATGGTGCAAGTAATATCAGCGGAAGTGGAAATATATATACTGGTATTGATGGGTTCTGTGGTCAAGGCATAATCAATGGTACACCTACCGTAACCGTGTCAGCAGCCTGCCCTCTAGTCCCTTACCCGTAAACGGGCGCGTATTATATAAAAATTACGCGTTCTAGGAGAGCATGTAATTTTGTTCTTATGAAAGCTCAGCGACGGATGCGTCGTGTCTTGCGTCTGCTTCTGCTGCTTCGCATGCGACCGGCCGCGTGCCCATAGCTGATCCCAACGCCCTCGTAATTAGGATAGGCGACTTCATCATAGTAGTTTGCCGTCATAGCGGCGATCACATCCGCCTTGCTAGCAGTCGTCTCTTCCGATGCCATTCGGGAGTTGGTGCTCGTCAGCTCTTTAGCCACAGACATGGCAATGAATTCGCTCATTATCATGGGGGTTCGTACCTCATTGCCCTCGGTGTCCTCTGAGATCACCGTGACCGGTCTGTCCAGGATCAGTGTTGCCTCCCGTAAGAACCCGAAAATCTCATTTAGGCTGTAGCGTTTGGCGTCCATCTCTCCTTGTGGGATCGGTTTAAAACTGGCCTTGCGTCTGAACAGTAGATTCCTTCGGTAGATTCAGCAGAGTTTTACCCCACTCCAACGTCTTCATCAGCTTTGCTTCAGACATTGGAACCCTGTAGAACCGCATATCAAAGAGGGAGCCGCGGAACCGCTCGTCCTTGTACTGACCTGTCGTCTGCTGCTCCCAGTTCGACTTACCAATGTAGTTGTTAGTCGTCAGGGCGGTCTGAGGTAGGTGCCCGTCCACCTGCGTGAAGACCTTCAGACCGTCAATATAGACGACCCATGTCGGTCGGAAGGCGGCATCGAGGGTGCTCAACATAATGTGGTGCCACTTCCCCTCTTGCACAGCATCCAATATGCGTAGACGCATCTTGCGTTGCTCGGAGTCCCAGATCTCAAAGAGGAGGTTGGCTCTTGTAGTTGTAACTGTCTTGGTCCTGCTTTTGGTTGCGGTGTTATCGACCATGCGGTCGATCGGCTCCGGACCAGGGCACTCGTACAACTCCACGTTGGCAGCGGTCTGCTTCATGTAGACCTGCGGCGAGACTTCACGTGGGGCCGTGCGACTACAGACGGGTTCGAATTCGGTTGGCTGTCTGCCAATAGGGTCGGCTGACGTAGTCTCTTGTGTGGTGGGGTTACCTTTTCCCTCAATCCCCAGAAAGACGTTGCCGTGACCCGCACCGTTGCCGAAGTCAAAGATGTGGGCGTTGTTAGTGAACAGATCGAATTTCACCCACGTGCTGAATGATCGGAGCTCACGGATCTCGAACTCTGTGTCGAATTCTAGGGCCTTGTTCTCACCAATGCGGATGAACTGCTCAGCCGGCGGTGCCTGGTCTTTCAGACTTGGTGGAACAGCATTGATCTGTAGGCCTTCTGTCTTTGGCTTGGTCGGATCCTCGTCGATAGTGATGTTGCCTGCCAACATCAGCCGCGTATTCTCGGCATAGTCCACTAGGTCGTCCTTGAACCGGTACCAGGCCATCAGACCATCGAAGAACCAGAGTAGCGTCACTATGTTAGGTGGGGCCTGGGTGTCCTGGACCTCTTTTGCGTCGAAGCCTTGCAGGGTGGCCGGAGCACACATGGCGGTCCAGGCGTCCTCTGGCGGCCCTTCCACTTTGACTATGCGACAGTAGTCAGCCCGCTTGTCGCTATTAACGTTATTGAAGTAGTCGTCGCGACTGAATTTGAACCCTTGCTGTTTAGACCGAGTACTATAAGCTGCACTTGAGGTCCCGTCGGTTCCTGCTAGAGCACACGCCATTATCAGTGAACCGGGATCGTCTTGTCTCATTATGACACGACACATATCGTTCTTCATACCTATCCCCTGTACATCCACATACTGCTGCGTGTATCGTAGGTCGCGGATCCAACCACTGGGCTCAACTGTCTGCCCCGGTACGACGTCTGTCCGTTTCGGGTAGTAGTCGCCGAAGAAGCTCGGTTTCTCTTCGGCTGGCACAATGTCGCTGGTGAAACCCTCTATGGAGCGGCTGCGTATCATCTCATAGATGACAGCACACAGTAGTGCGATGCATGCAATTCCTATTATCCAGGCCTGCATCTCCCTATCTTCTGGGTGATTTCTTCTTTCCTGCGGCGCGGCCGCGCCGGCTGACAATTAGTCTCCTTTGAATTTAGGGATGCTTGAAGGCGGACGTCTTATAGGCCAAGGCCGCTTCGGCTGTGTATTTGATACCTTACCCACATGCTCCAGTCGGGCGCGCACCGTCAGGACGGGGCGCTATGTTAAAAATCGGACGGTGGCTGGGCGCGGTACCACTAGACGGGTGGCGAAACTGATGTCGTTGGATGATCCCACGGTGCCAATAGAGATTGAGACTTCACGCCAGATCCGTAAGATACCTCACTATGCAGATTATTTTATAGTGATTGAGGACTTCTGTGAAGGCGATGACATAACAGGTGATGCCGACTGGGAGGAGTGTCGGCTCTTTTCACCCGATCACAGGAAGATGCCCACCTTCATGCAGCTCCGCATGGCAAACGGTGGTGTGAAACTCTCCGATTTTTCACGCAATATCAACGCTATATTGGCTATATGGTTACCACTCCAGATACACGTCTTCGAAGGACTGCGTATGATGCACACGCGGCGGATCGTTCACGGCGATCTGCATGCGGGAAATATCCTGGTCGACAACAGCGGGGTCGCACGGATTGTCGACTTCGGTCTCTCTTACAATCTGGACCGACTGAAGGAGAAGGATACAGTGTCGTTGACCTTTATGCCTACGTATGACAATTATCCGCCTGAGATGGATCTACTGGCGGCACTGAAAAAGGGGATCGAGGTACGCCAGGCCATCGAGATTATCTACACAGAAAAACGCATCCTGATCGAGATCGAGGAGCTCTTTCCCAGCCGCTACACTGTGGTTCAGGATCTGGCGAATTTCGCCCAGCGATTTGAGATAAAGACGGGGGCCGACGTGAAGCAGTTTATACAGACCTTTGGTAGGGCGACCGACATCTGGACGCTCGGTTACAACTTTCTACGGATCTACCTGATCATGATCTCAACGCCTGTTGTGGTGGAGTCCGACTTCTATAAGCAACACCATCGCGACCAGATGCGGCTGCTGGCGGGGCTTCTGGCCGTGGATCCACGACGGCGGTTCCGTGTGGACGATGCGTTGACACAGCTCTACTCGATGAGGATGGATTAACGGCGTGTTTTGTCTGGTCCTTAAGCCCCTTATGCAAGTTTGGTACGTACGCGGGCAAAATTTGAACTCTCTCTAGCTACCAGTTAGAAAGAGTTAAAATGAGCAACAGCCGAAATATCATTGTCGACGATGACTACAGTAGCGACTCCTCTTCTGCCAACGATCTCCCCTTTATGAGGCTCTGCTGTAGGCCCCCACAGTTCTATTGTGCGGCCGCACCAAGGACAGCTGGTAAAACCTCCACCACGATTACGGAGATGGAACGGATGCTCAACTACTTCCTACAGGAAGCGGGAGCTACTAACTCCTCATTGATAACGCAGTTCAAGCGTATTGTCCACCTGATCTTTGTGAATAACAGTCTGATTGAGAGCGATCAGTGGGCGGGGCGACTTGTTGAGCGTGGAAACCAGAAGATGAGAATCTTCAGTAGTAAGAGCGATATCAACAATGTCGATAGCCTCTACGGATTGATGGCAGAAGGACAGTATGATAACATGACAGAGAGTTACACATCAATCGACTATGTTCTGCAATGCACTCACTCCGTACGTCTCTCTGACTATTGTGAGGATAAGCAGACCGCTTCTGGGCCTAAGCCCTCTATTCTGAAGCGGATGTCGCATTGGCGACCGGATGTTGGATTCGTAATCTGGGCGGACGAGATCGATAAGATGTCTGAGCTTTGGAAGTCGTACGTACCAAAATTACGTACAATGGGTAATGTAATTCAGGTGAACGGTATTACGGCTACACCCTATGCAAAATACTGGGATCTAGTACATAGCCTTGGCTTCGGTGATATCCCTCTCATTGGGACTCTACCGGATGCCTCTGATTACAGAACTATCAGTGATCATAAGCGGATCTACACCAATCTGGTAAATATCAAATCACCCGTTAAGAACTTTGAGTATCTGTTGAATCATCCTGGCGAGCTCTGCTGCACCGAGACCGATGCGAATGGCCTCGTTACAGAACATCGGATCCCTGATCTGAAGATCAATACAGGAGCAATCTATTATGTTCCTGGGGAGGTAGCTGTCCGTACGCACGCCGGTCTTCCTTTCAAAGATGGCACAGTGAAGGCCCCTGGTATTGCCGATGTTGCCAACAGATACGGGAAGAACGCATTGGTCATCTGCGGGAAGTTCAAAGGATACATGTATACCGATGGACGACCCCCCATCTCTATAGCCGATTACAAAGCGAAGATGATAAAGACGAACGTCCCCTATAAGGATCATAATGGCAATGTTGTACCATTCTCACAAGTCGCGTACATGGATATTGCGAGGCATATGTACAATGATCCCGCGTTGGGTCTGAAGGGAGTGGACCTCGTCATCACCGGCTTTAACTGCATTACACGTGGCGTCACCTTCAATAGTCCCAACTTCCAGTTCGATTATGTCATACTCTCGGAATACCACTATAAGGAGGGGAGCAAGCAGATTGAGGAGATCATTCAGGCGGTAGGGCGATCACATGGTAATACCTCTTGGGTAAAGCCAGGTATCATATTCCTATCGCCAAAATATATCCTAGATATGGTTGAAGAGAAAATCAAGGAGATTATAGAGTTCCTGCGCAGTGCCCCCACCGAGATCAAATATGCAGACGTCTTTCGCGAGACAAAGGCCATTCCTATCAAGGGGGTCATCCATAACCGAGAGCTGATTGAGAGACTACGTGGATTCGGCAATATCACTAAGAAGAAGCGTATTGGCTTTATGAACCTCTTACGCGAGGCCGTGGCAACAGGGACAATGACTCTGCACGACCCTAACACTCACAACAGTACTCATGTGAAGTTCAGCTTTGACGACTACGAGATAGACACCAAGCGAATCCTCGACGACGCGGAAAAGGCGAAGAGCTACCGGTTTCTCGAATTCTTGGACCACCACGACAAGCGGATCCCTTACGGGCAGTCAGTGAAAAATGACGGACTGTTCAATATCGATATCACCTTGATAGAGCAGAAGAACGCCACTCAGCGGGTGGAGGCGGGTACATGCTTTATCAGCTTCGTCTTCAAGCAGGCTGCCTAGTCCGACTTGGTCGCCTTGGCGTGATGGACCTGCTGCGGAAAGAGGGCAGACATCAAGAGGGTCTGTACTAGGGCAGCGGTCTCGTGAATCTCTGTCGTTAGACGCTTATGACTGACTATAGTCACAGTTGCGTCGTCGGCGTCAATCACAAAGAACACGTCGATTGCGTTGAGATGGAGCATCAGATAGGTCGTCCTGTTCCAGCCGATGGAGAACTCGATATCATCCAACTCCACTGACTTCGATTTGTGTGTCTGAAAGTGGGGCTCAATCAGCTCCCAGAGTTTTTTGAAGCTCTTCTTGTTTGTTAGGGCCATTGCTTGCTCAGAAATTAGACTGCAGTGCAGTCAAATTTTTGTGTCTGTAGTGGTCGCTACGCTTAGGCACCGCTACGCTTACGCTCTGCGAGTCTTGCGACCGGCCTTCTTGCCCTTGCGCGTGCCGCCACGACGCTTGCCCTTTCCAGGGCGGGCACCACTCCAGTTGTTATTATTGTGATTGAGGAAGCGCTCCGCCGCAGCACCGTGTCTCCCCAATTGCTCCATCTGGAATTCGCGGTTACCACGGCGTCTGGCGGCATAGTTCTCTGCATTCTGGTTGACAGCGTTATTGTATTCAAAGTCGTTGTTATTGCCATGCCTGTCACCGTTGTTGTTGTTGTAGCGGTGGTTCAGGCGGCCAGGTGGGCCAGCGGCAGCACCGACTGGTCTCTGACGGGCGGCGGCAGGGATGTGACCTAGAACGGGACTAGGGGACCCAAAATCGGCGAAGAGACCAGTCATCATTGTTCTAGGCGTCTTGTATCCGAGGTAATCTAGGAATTCCAGAGCCTGTGCTTTGGTGAAGCCCGATGACGGCTCGAAATCGATATTATTGACTAATTCCTCACGGGTGATGATATTGTGTACGCTTGTTGCTGGTGCCGCACGGCGAGCCAACGTAGCGGCATTTCGCTTCTCTTTGGAGTTAAGCGAAAAGATCATGTGGCCCTCGACAAGGTCGCTGAGCAGCTGCCAATCTGCCATTCCATTGGGTAATCGCATATCCTCGTATTTCAGAACGAGCTTCTGTTCGCCAAGATTCTCAGCTGTTATTCCCTCATTCTCGGCAAGTGCATGGATCAGACCCGACGCGTTGTACCAGTATGCCAGGCTGTCGCCTTCAAGGACTATCGGGTCGGGGTGAGCGGCGGCCATCTTCTATTAGTTCGAATGAAAATTAACCTCTGTACCGACGAGTTAGGATAGGGCTATTATTACTGCTTCGGCGTAGAGTCGGCCTGCGGCCACCCTGGAGTGTGCCACTACGAGCACGGCGACTCTGCATGCGTCTCCGTTTACCGCCCTGCTTCAGACGCACCTTTCGCGTGCGATTGACGCAGTAGAACCCACAGAAATCCTCATAGTTGATCCCGTCCCCGTAATCACGGTTTATCTGGGCAGGATTAAAGATCGGGCGACCACTGGCATCCACCTGCTTCACCTTATTTGAACCCGCCTTATCCGACCAACCACCCTCTACGTTATTCTTCTTCTTGTCCTTGCGATACCAGTGATAGTCAGAGCCGGGGTCCGCTACCAGAGCCACCTTGCTCATCCCCTTAGGGCACTGACCCCAGAATTTGCTCTTAATGAAGTCTCCACCCAGATCAGACCTGGTCAACTTCTCGACCGCAGGGCACGTACGCAGTGCCTCGTTGCGCATAGCCTTACGTTCGCCTGAAGCGGCACCGGGCTGCTCGAAGTTGACATCGCACTTGTTCAGATCCTTGCACTGGGCCATCAGGTCCTTGTTGACCTTATTGCCACGTAAGGCGTAACTCATACAGTTGTGCGTCTCCAAGAAGGCCTTGCTCTTGTTTAACGCGTCCCCTATGTATTCGGGCTCTGATCCATTTGATGGAGAGGGCTTGCAGTTCTGGTGGTTCGCGCAGAAAAGCGACCCGTCCAGGGCCTCGTTTTTGCAGGGTCGCTCTGCGGCGTCCCGTGGACACTGACAGAGCGGTTTCTTAGTATTAGGAGACATCCCTACTGGTTAGTAGCATAATTACTTGGCAGCTCGATTCAGTTTCATGTCGAACGGTGATGGGACCAGCTGTTTGACTGTCGTCTGTTCCGCCTGACCCGACTTCTCCTTATCTGCTTCCGCTGCTGCCGCAGCATTGAATTCGTCCTGTACCTGTTTCAGCTTGATACGTTCAATGGAATTCATGAAGTAGAGGAACTGATTTGCGTGCGTGGGGATACACTTGCCGAAGTGGCCGGCGTAGCGGCCGCCGAGTTCCATATACTGCCACCCTTCGCTGACTAGACGCTCGTAGACAGAGTGAATACCGAAGAATTTCTTGTCAAACCGAAAGATGGTTGTGAAATTATGGAGTACGGTGACCACCAGACTGATCGTCCACGTTGTCCAATAGAGACCGATGGAGGGATTTGATGATGTCGGGGACTGTATCGAAAGCATAGCTGGCACAGCTACCCCGCCCAGTGAGATGATAGCTCGCGACGCGTGGTAGAACGCGTCAATATAGAGCAACCGCTGGCTGTAGGTGGTTAATAACGTACAGTAACGTAGCTCTATAATTCTGATCTGGACCGAGGTGAGACCTGGTAGTGAGCGTATCAGACGCACTAACTCTTCGTGACTGTACTTTACCAGGTTGACTTTGACTGTGTCTAGGCTGTCAAGCTTAGTGCCATCGAACTCTGTGGCGGGGGCTACTGCAATAATATTTGTATCCTCTTCTGCGTCCTTCCACTGGGTGGGTTCAGCAATAGTGAGCACCACGTCGTCGTTGGCTGATCCTTGTAGTGCAGGTGCTGGCCGTTCCAACTGTGAGTAGAGTGGCTCGTCCACGTTCAGTGTGGGTTGATTATCTGCCATTGATAAAATTGAGGTCCTCTGTCTAATCTAAGAGTTAGAAAACAATGCAATATACCGTCTATCCGACGTGTTATCACGAGACTATCAGCGATCTTGAGCTGGAGAGACGCGAATGCAGTGACGGGATCTACGTGTCGGTCGAGCAGTTCGGTGCGTTGATGGCCGACAGTGACGAGATGATTGTCTATCGTCTCCGACATGGAGAGCGTGAGGCCTACGTTCACATCTCTGGTACGCACCAGGGGGAGCGGTACGTGGTCTTGGCACCGCCTTGGGTCTGCGGTCTACTTGGCTGCGGTGACGAGTTGGTCACTGTGGAACGTGCCTACCCTGGAATCGGCAGTCGGATCAAGATCAGACCGCACAGTACCGAGTACACTCAGGCAGACGACCCTGTGGAGGCCCTTCAGCGGGCGTTCGAGGCCTACTCGTGTATTGCACCTGGTATGGAGCTGCCACTCATGGTGAACGGACGGCAACTTGTTGTCGACGTACTGGAGACCAATGGCGGTGGACCGATCTGTATTCGTGGGGTCGAACTGGAGGTGGAGATTCAGGGCGAGGTGGTTGCTGCTGCGCCTGAGACCGAGCCCGCTGTGCCTGAGCCCGAGGCCGAGGCCGCTAACTTCGACGAACCTATGTTCGCTGCACCCGTGCACAATCCCCGATTTCCAGGTGTGGGTCGTCGGCTCAGTTAAAATAGCAATAGAGACCAGGGGATGGCGAATTATACGCTGCAATTTGCCAGCGACCTGCACCTAGATGGCGGTAGTGCAGCATTTGATCTACTGTTAAAGCCGGTGGCGGCCGATTTAGCCCTCTGTGGCGACATCGGTGACCCCTGGTCGCCCATCTATAGAGAGTTTATAGAGTGGTGCTCTGCACGCTGGGCACGAGTCTTTCTGATAGCCGGTAATCATGAGTATTTTGTCTCGGACCCTGCGACGTGGGGCTCGGTGGATAAGACGGTTGTAGGTACCGAAATGGAGATACGTCGCATTGCAAGCCGTCACGCCAACGTGCACTTTTTACAGGAATCGGTCTATCTGATCGAATCCTTGAAGATAGCCGTAGTGGGGGCGACACTGTGGACGGCTCCAGCCTTGCGACAGTGGGGTAGCATAGGTGCCGGTGTTATAGGTGATCCCGGTTGCCGCGGCGAATACACGTCTGTCTACAAGAGGGACGAGTATACGGGTGCTGTACGCGTGTTACATCCCAGCGATATTACTGGACTCTATCTACGCCAGAGTCAGTTTATAGGCCGCTATCTGAACAGCAGCTGGGGTGGCGTACCCGAAGGCTATCGTGTGATTGTACTGACACATCATATGCCCACACGCTTGCTGAATCCAGTTGAATTCAAGGACCATCCTCTAGTCAGCTGCTATTCGTCGTCACTGGATGGTCTCTTGAAGGAGCCTGTTGTCGCTTGGATCTGTGGTCACAGCCACAGGAGTCGACAGCTGCGAATGGAGTCGGGTTGTCTGGTGGCACTGAATCCCCTTGGCTACAGAGGGGAGACCGGTAAGACAGGATACAGGAGCGATACGACTGTCGTGGTCTATCCTGAGAATATTGCCACGGTCAGGAATTTGTGAAATTGCAGTTGAGCTCGGTATATGTATCGGGTCGAACCCGCTCCATAGAGAGGCAATCACGGGCCCAGATCCCCACTAATTCTTGATGCAGACCCTGGTAGTCGCCGCCGCCGCGGCCGTTACCCTCCGCTGTTAGGAGGGGTAGAGGATGAACCGCTCTTGAGTGGGCTTTATCAACATACCGCCGCTTTGTGTGATTCACAATAAAACGATAGCACGCCGTGTCTCTCTTAGCCGGAGTCTGTTGCCGCTCATCCGGGCAGGCAAGATGCAGATTTGTACCATTGGGTTCTTGGTCGGCATAGTCGCCGGCCCAGACGACGCGACTCCTATAGAAACACCCATCCGAACTGATCAGATACTCTAGGGCAGCGACGTACGGGTTGCCAATATAGGAATGCTCCATCAGTTTCTGCCCGTTGCCATAAGCAAAGGGGTCGAGCCATGCCCGGATGAACTCCATGTCACTCGACTTATCACCCAAAATGATCGCTCTGTAGTATTGACCCATCCTATAAGATACAGTAGTGAGAGATAAAAATTAAGCGGAAGACGTTAGAGATCCGACAGATTTGTCAGTTTCTCATAGGGGATGGAGGCCTGCTTCATCCGCTCCATCAGTTGATACGAATCCTCTTTTGACTTCGTCTCAATTCCGATCAGTACCGGTCCCAGTTCCCTGTTGATCAGCTTAATGTACTTGAAGTAGATGATGTCATCTGTAGGTCCCAACACACTGGTGATGAAGTCTTTGAGGGCACCGGCACGTTGCGGGAATTCGATCCTGAAGTAGTGCTGCTTCTCCTCGTAGATCAGTGACCGTTCAAGGATCTCGGGCATGCGGAAGACATCCGAGTTACCCCCTGAGAGGACAGCGACCACCCGCTTATCCTGGATCTCTGTGGTCAGATCCAGGGCACAGAGACTCAGGACGCCCGCCGGTTCTACAATGTAGCCGTGTTCGTTGTAGATCTGGAGGATCTTAGAGCAGACATGCCCCTCGTCCACAGTGACGACCTGGTCCAGGTAGTCACGGCAGAGCGGGAAATTCGTGGCACCTACTTGGCGGACGGCGGCCCCGTCTACAAAGGTGTTTATGCTAGGAAGAGGGACGGGTCTGTCGTGTTTGAGAGCCAGTGTCAGGGAGGCCGCACCAGCGGGCTCCACTCCTATGATCTTAGTGCCAGGTGACGCCAACTTGATATAGGTGGCCACGCCTGCAGCCAGACCGCCGCCACCTACTGGAAGAAAGACGTAGTCTAAGGGGAGGGGTGACTGTTCCACAATCTCCATTCCCACTGTGGCCTGGCCCTCGATGATGAGCGGGTGATCGAAGGGCGGAACCATGGTGGCACCTGTGGTTGTGGCTGCAGTGGCGGCGGCTGCAGCGGCCTCGTCGAAATTCACACCAGTCAGCTTGACAGTCACATGATCACGACCATGTAGGCGGACCTTGTCGATCTTCTGATTCGTCGTTGCCAGGGGCATGAAGATGGTCGCGTGATGGCCCAAGAGGGCGGCGGCATAGGCTACGCCTTGGGCGTGATTACCGGCACTACACGTGACGACCTTGCTCTTTTTAGGCAAGGTCGCCATCATGTTCATCGCCCCGCGGATCTTGTAGGAGCGGACGGGGGTAAGGTCCTCGCGTTTCAAGAGGACATGGGCGTTGTGACGCTTCGATAGGATCCGACTCGACTCCAGAGGTGTCGGAGGGAAGAGGGTGCGGATCAGGTCGTAGGCCGTGCGGACATCGTATCCCTTGGGCCTGTATGTCATTTAATTGATTAGCGGTTGGGGGCGGCGGTGTTGTAGATCAACTTTATATCATTCTATGGAGAAAAATGATATCATGTTGTGTGTGTGTGGAGCCTGGCAAAATGAGGCAGTCCATTCGCCGCGTACAATACGCCTCCTCCCTCCACGTTGATGCTTTTGAGAAGGTCGTGGGAGCACACTTTGTAAAACCCGCTGCACCCGTTCTACTACTGGCCGGTAGGATCGGTAGACTGTCGTCCTTCAAGACCCAGGCCTTTCTCAATCACTGTAGCCGCTTGTGGAGTCGTGTAATCTATGTACCTACGACATACGATTACGGTGTCGCTTCTGTGCCGGGTAATGTCCAGATACTGAACAACAGTGTGACCGAGATCGGCGACGTGGTCTTTGTAGGCAGTAAGTACCATACGGAGAAGGAGATTGACTTCGTCGACAGTGTATTTAATGAGTACAGGCGTTCCAATAAACGGCTTGTCGCAATAACTAGCCGGTCTGTAGTTGACAGGTGGTCCCCACTGCCACCCTATAATCTCTGGATCTGTGGTCACACGCCTGGCGGCGAGGTCTTAGAGACACGCAACGGCGTTCTGGTAGCATATAACTCCCGTGGACCGATCTACGGTCAAAACGACTTTGACGGGAGCTGCGGGTGGCGACGTGATGCTGTTATCGATATTCCTGATAACTATAAGGAGGGTTCTGAACTGCAGGCTCTGACGGGGCTCGCTTAACTTAGGCGATGCGGATGGATGGAGTTGTGGTAGAGGGCATCATAGTATTCAATCGACTTGCGGAAATTGGCCTGCGGAACAAAGGCGATCGGTCGCTTGCGGCGGATGTGCGACATCAGGACAGGGGCGCGTTCCCCCGTCAAGGTGATCAGAAAAATCGTCATTACGGCCGCTGACCGCTGCATACCGGCAGCACAGTGGATCAGGATGTTGCGACCCGCCTTGTATTCACGAAGGACTTTATAGGCTATTTCTGGACTCCACTGGGTCATGTTGTTGATCTCCTCTGCCTGCAGATTGTCGTGCACGGGCACACGGTATCTGTTTTTCACAGAGCTGTGAAATTCCAGGTCTTTAGAACAGTTGAAAACTGCTCCTATGTTATTGGCTTTCAGCCAGTCACCGTCCCATGCGGCAAACCTATTGCCCAACCAGACTCGGGGTATGATCTCGTTAGCGTTCTGCATCCTCTACAGGTGTGTGGTAAAATTGACATATGTTTACGCGATGATCTTGTAAGGCAGAATGCTAACACGACACTTTTACGAACTCTCTGAAGTGGCATTTGCCCTTCATAACTCCCTTAGAGAGGGGTTGGGGCGAGAGAGCGTGTTCTGGGCACGCGAACTCCTCCTCAGTGAAGAGGAGGATCTGCTGCACCTTACGGTGTTGCAGGCATGGGCTTGCTGGTTGGGTGCACCCGCGGTCTCATGGTTGGACGGATGGCTCAACGTCGGACCCGACGTAGGTGGATGCAAGCGGATGACCCTTGTAGCCGAATTTACTGTATTACGATTGAATGCCCCACGGCAGGTCAGTTCGCTTCAGGCCTTCGTCATGGTTGCACGGGGCTTTGCCGATGACTCCGACCCTGAGCGTGTGACGGCTGCTCTGGAGTCGAATGACTTCTTCGCACTCTATCGCTATCTAGGCCCGGAATACGCAAAATCACCCTCCAGTCTGATCGAGGCTGTTGCGGGGTTCGTGGCGACACCGGAACTATTCGACGGGTTTCGCAATGCTATCAAAACACTGCGGGGTGAGATTCAATTGAAACACCTGATGGGGGCCTTTGCCGTCCAGACACTCTGTCTACCCGAGTGGCCGGCTGAACTTGCGATGACACAGCAGAGTGCTGTTGCCACGTGGCTTGCTGAATGGGAGCCCCAGCTTGGCCGTCGCGAAGGTCGCATCTATCCTATTGGGGTCTACTGCCTTCCCCGAAACCACAAACGGGGTTCACTGGTCTACGGGTCCGCAGCCGATCTTATGAAAGAGGGGTGTCGTTTCTGGCAGTCCATGCTGGAGCTGGACTTCAGTCTGCCCGACGGCTTACCCTCGTCATGGTCCATCGAAGATCAGAGTGTAAGCCACGGTCCTATGGTGGCCGCCAGTGGGAAACGGACGATCATCAAGCCTGCAGAAAAGATGCATGCCGTCTGGGGATTCTATCCTGCTCTACGAAAGGCCTGGAACGTCTCACTGAAGAAGCTGTTTGACGGCGTGGGGCTGCCTGACGCTTGACGCCGCGGCCTTTGCCTTATTTTCCTCCCAGAAGGTAGGATGGCTCTGCGAATCAGATGCAATATGCAATCGTCACGTCTCTCGCTCCAGGGGGAGTTCTCCTATGTGAAGAACTATGATATCGTCAACGCACGCGGTACGGTACAAGCGGTCGATGGTATAATTGTGCAGCTGATCGAGAAGAAGACCGTATTCAGATCTAAAAGAGACAATGCAGAGTACACCACTACTGACGCTATTGCGGAGTTCACTGGTGGATGTGTTAAACACATGTGCCGGTCTTATTTAGAGATTTTTGATGTTGTTGCAGGACATTCGGTCTCCGCCGACGAATTCTCCAATGGAGCTCTAGCTACTTATAAGACAGAGGCGGCGATCAACGCACTTGACGCGGAGGGGCGGGATGAAGAGGAGTTGGAGGTCGAACTAGAGGATCTTGAGACAGACGAAGAGCTAGCCGATCTGGCTGGGCTGGCTGCAGTCGACGCGGAGATACCTGATAATTCGACGGAACGAGCGGCGTACGACGCCGCTGGAAAGGAGGTCAAATTCAGAGACCGTTCTATCAATTGTGGTCTGACCCCTCTAACAGTGACTCTACCGATGAGACCCTGGGAAGAAGACTATCTTACCAAGGGGATTATTGTACAGACTGGCCGTAATGTCTTTATATCTGATCCTGCTCAGATTTTAGAGATTAAGGGGCTTGTCACGTGGAGAAAATCCATCAATTCATCTGCACACGGACTTCCCTATACATTTGATCTCTCTATTGCTGACACGATCTTCGGTATGTCAGTGACGCCTGAGGTCTTGCACACAGTGACGGTGAAATGGGGATACTACAACAATAAGTCTCATATGACGAGCGAATACGAGCCGGCTGCTACGGGTGGCGGGCGACAGACACGTCGACGGAGGGCAATACGTAGGACGCGGCGGCGGGCGTCACGGTCCTAGATTTCTACGCAATATCTGCTCGCTGGCCTTCAACAACACGTCTATATCATGGACAATCGACTGTTCCGACTGCCAGTGTTCACGGGCTAGATGTCCTGTCTGTTCATAGTACCAGTAATCCGCTACAATCCTACGCCAGGCACGAATCAGATAGTGCGTAGGGTCCTTTTTCAACCAGGCGGCAAACCGCTGAGTCGACATGATGTTTTCGTTGTAATTAGACATTCTATCTGAATACGATTCCAATATCGTATCCAGATTCTCTAAAAATACTGTTCCGCGGACGTCGTCGTCCATAAAGCCAGTGACGGTCGCCTTGTATTGCAAGTAGTTGTGGTGTAGTTTAACCATCAGATACGGGCGAAACGAGGCCTCGCGATAGAGCGACATGGATGTAGGGAAAGGTCGGCCCTTCTTGGCACACCAGAGCATCAGCTGGTTGTAGAGTTCTAACATCTGTCCGTAACTGAACGGGAGGTTCGTGAACGGATTTTTTGGGGCCTTCACCTCTGGAATCCCCGCTACCTGACACTCGATGTTCGACTTCATTGATTTAAGTAGTGCTGAGCCGCTGAACACATAGAGGCTACGGGTCTGCATACAGACCACGCGACACTGCTCCTCTGGTGGTATAGGGGCAAGTGTCTCCATGTCGGTGTCTTCGCCTATGCGTCGCCGAAGGGCCTTGCGAAGAAGCCAGAGACGGAGAAGGTTCTTCATTGACCAGCGCCAGACCTGGTTCTGTTCGAAGAGTCGCTGGGCCTCTTTCACTATGTCGGCTGTCATGAGAAAGGGGTTGGGACCTGGGACCTTAAACTCGAATTGGGTCTTTGGGAAGGGGTTTGAGCGATTGCCCTGCATATCGGCGAATTTCATGCACCAGTCGGTGTGTTTACCCCTGAAATACTGTATATGCATATGTGCTATGTATTCGTCGTTCAGTACGGTATTACGGTACGGGTAGAGATAGAGGATCTCAAGCGGAGCTGTCGGGACGATGAGGGTGAAGGGTTTGGGTTTGGCGTAGACACGCATTATGTAGCGTTCCCTGGCGACCAGGGGGTTGACATTCTGAAGGGTGCGACAGTAGAAGGCGACTCTGTTAGCTTGCTGCTCTGGACTTGGTGGGGGCGGGGGCTGCGGCTGCGGCGGCACCGTCTTATTTTTACGGCGGCGAACCTTTGGTCCGATTTTACGTTTGGCACGTTTAATGCCACCATAGTAGATCCCTATTGAGAACGTTCCACATTCGAGGGGGTTGTTTTCTCGCTCACGTTTGTCACCTGGGGCCGCCTCTGTGATACGAATCTCGGGTCCTGTATCGGAGCCACTGTCCATTGCTTAAAAATAGTGTTTATCTCTTAGACCGATTCCGCGTCGCTGATAACGTCGTTGGCGGCGTCTGTCACCTCTATAACAGCAGGTACACCCTGAAACTCTTGAACCTCCACTAGCTCATCGTCTTCGGTGTAGAGGCACCCTCCTGGAGACATGTGGGCCAACTGATTGGGCTGCTGCGTGCGGCAACCCCAGCACGGGTTTTCGATAATTTCGTTCGTCATCGTCTCAACTTGCTCCTCTTCCTGCTCCGCTATAATAACCAGTTCACCCTCGTTGTCGCTGCATACTGCCGATACTGTGCGGATCTCGTCATCGCCGTCGTCCATTTCTATAGCCTTAATTGACTTTTTCCTGACCGGATTTAAACGCGCTGTCCATAGATCTTTTATATAGGATGTTTGCTACTACTGCTGCTCTATTAGGACTTGCTTGTTTCGTCGATGCCAAGGCACCCGCTTTCCCCCTCTGGGCACAGCAGTTCAATAAGACCTACTCGTCTGCCTCTGAGCGCGACTACCGCAACTCTGTCTATATTGACAATGTTCGCAAGATCCGTGCTCACAGCAAGGGTGGGTTCAATTGGACGATGGACGTCAATCAGTTTGCCGATCTTACTGCCTCCGAGTTTGCTACCAAGTATATCCGTGGTGGCGGCTACAAGGGTCGCAATACAACGGCTCGCCACGTGGACTACAGCCTTCTTGGTGCAACGGCTCTTCCCGCCAGTGTGGACTGGACGGCCAAGGGGGCCGTCACACCCGTGAAGGACCAGGGTCAGTGTGGCTCATGCTGGGCCTTCTCCACTACGGGTGCGGTGGAGGGGGCTTGGTTTCTCAAGAACGGTACGCTAGTCTCCGTGTCCGAGCAGCAGCTCGTTGACTGCTCTACGGCTCAGGGAAACCAGGGCTGCGACGGCGGCCTGATGGATTACGGCTTCCAGTACATCGTAGACAACAAGGGGATCACCGGTGAGGTCAACTATCCCTACACTGCAACGGGGCCCAACACGTGTGTGGCGAAGGGTAAGCCCGTTGTTGCCAGAGTTACTGGGTTCAAGGACGTTCCTACGGGCTCAGAGACTGCTCTTATGACGGCCGTTGTTGCCGCACCCGTCTCTGTGGCCGTAGAGGCTGACCAGAACGTCTTCCAGTTCTACAGCGGCGGTGTGATGACGGCATCATGCGGTTCGCAGCTTGATCACGGTGTCCTTGCCGTCGGTTACGGTACGCTTGGTGGTGTCGACTACTACAAGGTGAAGAACTCTTGGGGTTCGTCCTGGGGTGACAAGGGTTACATTCTGCTCGGGCGTGGTTCGGCCTTCGGCTCGAACGGTCAGTGCGGTATCCAGATGGATCCCTCCTATCCCGTAGTGTAAAATTGAGAGGTGTTGTTATGGCAGACCATCACTTAAAACAAGGTTATGTCATGTCCTGAGAATCTCTGGAAAAGAGTAGAAATTCTAATTTCTATTCTCTTCTCTATTACATCTATTGGCCTACTGGTCACTGGGGCCAATTGCTACAACAACAAGATCTGGATCACTGATAAGGAGGTATGTCAGAATGTCTACATCAGTGGGATCATACTGACCTTCATCCTTGGGGTCTGCATTCTCTTCAGTCTGCTCTGTCTGATGGTCGATGTCTGTGACAAACCGGTTATAGTTAATCCTGTCAGACGACGGTCCAGACGGCTCACGGCTGGCCCCGAAAGCGTCTGACACAAGATCACCTAAAACGTTTCTGAGGTTTTTCAGTAGATTGATGCCATCACACGGCCGAGAGGTCTGGGGGCCGCGGGTCTGGCGTCTGCTGCACCGACTCAGCTTCTACAGTGATCGGCGGGACGTGGTGGCAGCGTGGCGTGGTCTCCTGAAGACACTCAGTGAGACGATGCCTTGTGCACTCTGCCGCGGGCACATGAAGGCCTACCTTGCGGCGAATCCTATTACTATTAAATTGGAGACTAGAGGACCGCTTGTTAAGGAGTATATGATTGAGTGGATCTATCGCTTTCACAATCACGTCCGTTTGAGTGGGGGTGGAATTGAGTTTCCTTTTGAGGAGTTGGCTCCACTCTACGGCGACGGTGGCCATGGTCTCTGCGTAGAGGAGGCGACTAAGCTTCTTGCAGAACTTGTTGGATACTGGTCTGATCTACCGACACGGGAGTTTCGAACTGCTGTGTCGTATCTGATAAGTCTTATACGGGGTGGGACGTTGGTCTAGCGGCGGCGGGTCGAGCGATTCTTACGTCTACGACGTCTGGTCCCGCCGTTACGTGGATCCGGGCCGCCATTCCACGCCCATGGTATCCCATATGCCGGTCCCCTTGGAGCTGGTTGCGGGAGGCGGGCCATATTCCATGCAGCAGCATTGCCTATGTACGAGTGAGAGATCGGGAGACCCGTACCCGCAAAATTAGGCCCGGATGCCTTATTCATCATGGTCTTACCCAGACGCACACCCGATTTGAATATGGGCTCTATACGCGACCAGAGCCTTTTGATCTCTGGTGGCAGCCTGGACGGAGGCTCGGGGTGCACCTTCACGAGCGAATAGAACTCGGTTATCAGTTTAATACCATCAAACGCGGATGTATTCTGTAGGTCTCGTCGTGCAAGCTCTGTAGCGAAAACCGATAGCTCGTACGTGCTGGCGAACCAGCCATAAGTGGGTCCCAACGCCTGAAGATCCATGAGCCACTGCTTTACTGCCGCCTTCCAAGAGGCAAGATCAGGGTATGATACATTTGACGCGGACATCTCTAAATATGGCTTGTAAAAAAAGTCTACGCTGTGCAGATGACCGGTGTCTCACTACCTGTCTGTGCCGGGGCAGTGGAAGCGACAATATTCAGGATATCAGGTGGTACACCCGAATTACAGACGTCCAACAGATGCCAGTACCCTATTGCCGAACCCGAGCCGACAAGGATCCCCAGAATCGAACCCAACCACGTCTCGCAGCCCGTCAGCCCGCGGAGGAGGATCAGACCCAGGAAAAATAGCGATAACATGATCACACTGAGTGTGAACGCGCGACGGACGTCGACTTTCTGTGGATCCACGCCCTGTGCCGCCGGTTTCAGCGTGACCTGAATCGCGTTGTATAAGACGAATACGACAAAATACGTGGCCGAGGCGAACCACATAGAGGGTGCCACAGTGTAGGTCTGTGAAGCTCCAGGCTCGATCTGTGGTAGAACTAGACAGGCCGCAGAGACGGATTGGTGGACCTGTCGCCATTTTGGGAAGAGCAATGCAAGAAGCTCCTGGCCACCGACCACTAGAATTGCGTTTAAGATCATCCCTATGGCTATCCAGACCATAGGGAGGTTCCCCTGAATGGCACCCAAGAGAAGAGAGGCGACAAACAGGGTGTTTGGCAGATTGTGGTAGGTTGTCAATATGAATTCGCGTATACGCAATGAGATATCTGTGCTGACGTCTAGGCCTCTGCTGAGCTCAACCATCTCCCTACGGATTGGAGTTATTCTTTCTTACAGACATAGATCGGCTTGCCGTCCGTAGTGCGATCGCGGATCAACGGGACATTCATCAGATTTGTCTGTGTGCGACCCGACAATGCGGCAATCAACATCTCTATACCATATCCGTATGCTAGACCGGCAATAGCACCTATAAGAACTGAGACCAGGGTGTCACACGCGGTGACAAGACGATAGATCAGGAAAAGGACCGAAAGCATTCCCATTATGATCACGCCTGCATAGATAGCGGCGCGCTTCTGGGGCATCCCCTCCAGTTCTGGTTGATAGGTCTCTGCCATAGCTAACATATAACCGAATAGGGCACCGAAGAACATCATGTAGTAACTGGGAAAGCCCACGCTGAGTGTTCGTAATGTCCCTTCTCCCAACAGAGTCGCAGTTGCTCGTTCGTAGCTGATTCCGGGAAAATGACCTGAACAGCGGGCGACGTCTTTTGACGCCTCTTTCACGCCTGGGATCGTTTCTGCTAGACCAGAAGAGAGGCCGGCGTGGACGAACTCCAGTGAAAAAAGTGAGAGTCCCAGCAGCCCCAGTGGGGCGGACTGCAAGAGCAAGGCAAATAGCACGATTCCACCGAGAATCGTGTCTGGAAGATAGTTTAGGTTATATAAGAACCCCTTTGCAGTAAATTCACTTAGAGCGGAAAAGCGTTCTATTATTATCTTAGGTGTAGACATCCCCTGACATGGGCATCCCTTCTTTCTACAGACACCTCGTAAAGACGAATCCGACACTGATAAAACAACAGGTCGACCGACCTACCTCTGTCCTGGCACTCGACCTGAACTGTGCCATCTACCACTGCCTTGCTAAACTACAGAAAAAGACGCCTTATGTGGCTGCCCGTCGTCGAGAGTTTGAGGACGAGCTGATTCGATCAGTTATCGTCTATATCGTTAAGTTGCGAGACCATGTACAGCCTACAGACCTCCTGTATGTTGCTGTAGACGGTGTCGTACCTATGGCCAAGATCCGGCAGCAGCGGATGAGACGATTCAAGTCGGTGTGGGTGGCTGCCGAAGAGGCGAAGATTAAGGGGTTAGTGGGGGCCGATGCAATGGGTTGGGATCGCAACGCGATCACGCCTGGTACCGAATTTATGGACCGACTTACGGCACGGCTGGAGTCCTGGTCTGCCGGCAACGTACGCACAGTCATCTCTGGCGTCGACAAGAGCGGGGAGGGCGAGCAGAAGATCATGTCCTATCTACGTTCGATGGGTGTGGGCGGCGACGTCGTGGTCTACGGTCTGGACGCCGATCTGATCGTGCTCTGTTTATGGCATCACCAGGTCTACGGCTGGACGTTCAGACTGTTGCGTGAGGACGTGGAGCTCAAAGGCGGTGTCAAGATGAATTCGTTTGGCGAAGAGACGCTGCTCTACTTTGATATCAATCAGTTGGCGACTATTATTAAGTCCAAGTGGGCTGTTCCCCTGGAGGACTATGTGGGGGCTATGTCGTTTCTGGGCAACGACTTCGTGCCGCACGGGCTCACTTTGTGCATTCGCGAAGAGGGGATCGACCGACTCCTGGATATACTGGTTGTGATCGGGAGGCCACTAGTGGTCCGTGATGGAAGCGGCGGCTGGACCTACGATATTGCTGTGCTAAAGGAGGTGATCGGACATGTGGCGGCCATGGAGCAGCAGTGGGTCGGAGAGACCCTATTCAAGAAACTCAAAATGAGCTCTCACAGCTTTGGTGGGGCTAAGCGGGGTGAGGTGCAGACGGATGTGGAGAAGGCCCTAAACATTATGAACTCCTTGCCTCTGACGTGGAAGGTTGAGCGTGGCTTGGCGACCCGCACGGAAGGTGAGGGATGGGTTCTCAATGAGGGTTGGGAGGAGCAGTATTATAGCGACTTCATGTGGGGTGCACGGCCTACTGATACGGTAGAACAGTGGTTGAAGGCGGTCCAGTGGATCCTGAACTACTATACTGGGTTCGGTCCAGTCGACATGCTCTGGTACTATCCCTGGTATCTACCGCCCCTCTTTACTGACATCGCCAAACATGAGTTTACTGAGCTGCCGACGTGCAGCGACGCACCCAACCCCATCTCTCCGGTGGCCCAACTAGTAATGGTCTTGCCCATAGAGTCGTATGCTCTGTTATCACGGGCGAATCGTCTACTGCCTAAGCGGCGACCTGAATTCTATCCACGGACGTGGGGGTTCTTCTCAGCGGGGCGACGGCAGTTGTGGGAATGCGAACCGATGATCCCTATGCTACCGTATCAGATCGTCGCACAGATCCTAAAAATAGTCAAAAAATGAAGGATTGTCTATTGTTACAGCCGACAGCAAGATGCTGCGAATTGACTATATTGGTGCCAAGTGGTGTAAGGTCTGCGTTACGGTGAAGCCGGCGATCGAGAAGATCGCACGTGATTTCGGTGTAGAGGTGACCATTCTGGATCTTGATGAACTGGGTGACGAGACTATTACAAAGGTCCCTACCCTTCGCATATGGGAGGGTGAGACCAAGGTATCGGAGATTGTCACTAAGCACGTCGATGCATTACGCGAACAGCTGGTGGCGAAGAAGGGAGTTACTATTACTGAGGACTTCTAGAGTGCGGACCCTGCTTAAAATGAAGATGTTTTTACACTGTAATGGGAAACTATCCTAGCAATCACATTCGGATCTGGACTGAGTTATCACAGATCGAGAATGAGAGCCTTCGCCTTGGGATGGTGGAGAAACTGATCAATGCACCCGAATACATCAAGTCCATGAAACAAGCCGGTGTCTATGTGGATGTGATCACCTGGGTGACTGCCATACGACGTGGACAGTGGGCAAATTGGCCAAAATATACGCCGGTTGCCGCCGCTGGCGGCCAGGGTCAAGGCCAGACCTCTAGTTTAGCAAAGGTCGCCCCTGCGAAGCGAGCCATGGACTACTTGCACGAGGCCTACGACATCTTAGGATTGAGCGACGATGCAGCCCTCTCACCCGGTCTACTGAAGTCCGCCTACTACAGAAAATCCAAGGAGCACCATCCTGATAAGGGCGGCGATCCTGAGATTTTTGACGCTATGACAAAGGCCTACTTGTACTTGTCGGAGGTCTACAACAAACTCGTGCCCAAGGGAGCGCGGCCCGATGTTGACGGTAAGTCCGTAACAATGGAGGCGGCCGTCAAATATCGCAACGATCCCAGTATGGCTGAATACGCGGCCCCAAGCAACGATATTGAGCTGGTAGTGCGGGATCCCAGTGTGGCGTCTGGAGTTACGAGGCCGGTGCGGGCCGGTGCTGCACCTGTGAGTCGTGGTCTACCCGATGGGCCGCCTATTACGTTAAACCCCAAGAGTCTCAATATGAATGTCTTCAATCAGGTCTTCGAGCAGGCACGGCTACCGGATCCCGAAGTCGACGATGGATATGGTGATTGGCTGAAATCTCAGGATGTGCCCCCACTTGGTGCGGCTACAAAGGCTATGAAGGGGAAGTTCAATCTCAGTGTGTTCAACAACACCTTTGAGACCGCATCGCGTGAGTCCGTGGCTCGTGAGGAGCGGCAGCTGACAAGGCGGGATTCGCCTGACGCCCTCTACCTCACGCCCTCGGCAGTGGTCCTGGGTGGGGAGAAGCCCAGTGAATACACTGCACCTGCAGGCGGTGCTGGGCTTCAGTATACGGATCTCAAAGCGGCCTATTCCGTGCGGGCGACATTCAGCCACGAGGTGGGTGATGTTGCAGTCGGCAAGAAGACACTGGCACAGGCGAAGGCAGAACGCGAAAATGACCCCGCCCCGGCATCACAGGCCGAGCTGATGGCTACTGCAGCAGCGGCGGCACGGGCATCGGCGGCCGAGAAGGCCCGTCAGCTACGGGCTGCAGCACGAGACACGGACGTGGCCGGTCATCACGCTCGACTCAAGGAACGCTTGTTAATTGGAGAAAAGTAAATTTCCCACTAACCCTTAGGATGTCGGTTAATACACCACTTTTAGTAATATCGTCACTAATTGGGATAGTGGCCACAATCTACCTTACCGAATGGTCGCGCAAGCTAGCCGAGGGGTTTGTAAGCGGTGTAGCCGATAGTATTGCTACAGCTATAGCTGGCGGCAAGCCGAAACTCTGGTTTGTTGTGGACGACTATGGATCTAACTCGCGCCGATGGGTCGATTTTGGTGCACGATCCAGTCGCGATCTCAATGTGGGTTTTCTCAATTTGACACGTGGTCGCTGCCAGGTGACACAGGGTGGCGATTTCGAAGTGGTCGAACTCTTGGGTCGTGCGGCTGTTGCTACTGCTGTAAGAGGGGCGGGTGGTGTTGTTCCCGCAGATCACCTCACGGTCTATCCCTATTTATGGCGGGCATGGGCTCGCGCCGCTCTGATGAACTACGCTGGCGGTCTCTATTTGGATGGTCTGTCACTCTGCCTGGGTCCGTCTTTTATGACAGTTATTAAAGGCGTAGACGATGCGACATTCGGCTTCGAACACGACGAGCGGGTCGTTAATCCTATTGCAGGAGCGGCGACCTCGTCGCCCTTTGCCGGCTGGGCCTCGGGTCCAGGGCACCTTGGTTGGCGTGGACTCTGCAACGCCCTTGGCGATTTCATCGATGCGGGTGCGCAGAGCTGGACTGCCGCCCAGAGCCGTAACCAGATTCCTGCCTGGAATCGCAAATATCTGGATGCAGTGATGAAGCCGATCCGCTCTGCAGAGTGGTCTCGGCGGCCCGATGGTCGGCCCATTGAGATCGAGGATATACTGGGTCGATCATCGGACGGAGCGTGGGAGCCACCTGCTAATGCCGTCTATCTACCGATGGACAAGGAGGCACTGGATCGGTCGGTCACGTACAAGTGGTTTCTGAACATGTCTAGTGAGCAGATTCTAGATCCTGACAGTCTCTTCTTGTGGGCTGCGGCGGCACAGCGGAACAGGTAGTGATTTTTTAACTTCTATACCAAAATAGTCTGCATTGCAGTTTATTTTCGTAACAACCGGTAATGAGCGGCGGCGGCGGCAGCAGTAGAATCAGTCTCGGTGTATTCACTGTTACTACGGGAATCAGTCTACTTCTGGCATCCAGAGGAGGGAAGAACGATACGTATGCATCAGTACTGGTCTTTATGATCGGTCTGATACAGCTGTTCGAGTACGGTGTATGGCTCGATCTAGAGTGTAATCCCGGTTCCTCTAACGATAAGGCGTCACGTGGTTCTTATGCATTGATCTGGGCTATGCCTGCTGTACTCTCCATTGTAGGATTTTTAACTGCTGACTCGGTCGTTGGAGAAGAGGCTGGTCGATGGCTGCTTCTGGGCGTCGGCTTTGCCTTCACAGCCCTTCTGGTAGGACTAGTCCCTACTGCGTTCAGTGAAAAAGCCACTTGGTGTTCTAGTCCAGGTAACATGTGGCAGCCCGTCTGGTGGTGGCAGAAGGAACGGACACCCATGAGGCCGAACTTCTTATGGTTTGTCGGAATGGTCCTACCCACTGTGTTGATCGATCCTCTGGGGCTGGGAGCAGGGACGCTGGCTCTGGGTGCAGGATCCTATCTTATTGCAAAACGGTCCGACAGTGTGGGAAATGGTGAGTGGCTCTCCATCACGGCACTGTTAGCTAATACCATCGGTTTCTGGGCACTACTGCTACCTGGGATACGGTTCTCCATCTACGGACCCGAGTACTAGTGATAATTCGAGTCCAATTGTGCCTCTGCACAGAGTCTGTGAAATTCGATCTGCCCCTGGTGGTCTGTGGCAACTCTGCCCTCCTCCACAGCCAACATAGGGTAGATAAGAGCTCGTCGACCCTCCTTAGTCAATGTCCAATCCGGACTGAACGGAACTGTTGCTGATCTTGCAAATTCGACTGTATAACGGCTCAAAAACTTTTTGGCCGTTCTACGGTCTAGCATGTACATCTGAGAACCCCAGAGGTGGTCTGGATAATTCAGATAGCTGTAATTTGACTGCGGAGAAAATTCGGCATGTCCAATTAGTTGAACCGGTCTAAAATTTAAGAGGTACCCCAGAAGAAGGATCTCTAGACCGAGTCGTTTGTAGGTGGCTATTATTTCTGGCAGCAGTTGCTTGAGTCCTTTACGAATCAGGATGTCGTCCTCGCAGAAGAGCCCCACTTCACTGTACGATTCCAGGAAGATCTTTAACATGTCCAGATGGCTCCACATAATAGCCCATGTTCGACGCTGGTCATGTGGGGCACATACCAGTCGTGCGTCATCCGGCTCGACCGGTGGCACAAATTCGAGCTCCAGATCCTCCAATGCGAAGCGGGTTCGCATTGCTGTGGCCCTGGTGGGATTCTGATAGGAGAAGGTGTAGACTCTCATCTATCCGTACCTGGTTTGGATAATTTAGGTGCTGTCGGCATAAAGGGTGAGTAGAGAATTCAGATACAGAATGCATCTCGATTCTGTACTAGGGCAGGATCATATTGTCGAATATCTGAAAGATCACCTGAAGAGCCCCTATCATCTGATGTTGCTGGGTCCACCAGGAACGGGAAAGACCTATGTTTCGCGGCAGTTTCTGAAGGACTATCTTGACAGTATGGGGGTAGAGCAGAAGGATCGTGACATCTATATCTTGCAGCTGAAGTCGACCGACGACCGTGGTATTGCCATGGTTCGCAATCGGTTGGCCGAATTTGTCAAACGTGTTAGACCTAATAAGGCGGCTAAGGCGTGGGTCTGGCTCGACGACGCCGACTCACTGCCTATCGTATCGCAGCAGGCGTTACGGCGCATTCTAGAACGGTACGAGACCCACGCTCGATTTCTCTTCTGTGCAAACGGACCCGAGCCCTTTATCGAGCCACTCCAGAGTCGCTGCACTATTTTGCAGTTCCTACCCGTCAATCTTGTGATTCATGGTGCAGAGATTCTCAAACGACAGAACCCCAAGCTACGCTTGACCCCTGATGCCATCACGTGGCTGATCTCTATGTCCCTCGGTAATGCCCGCCTCTATCAGCACTATCTACAGACCCTCTGTGCTTCGGTCGGTACGTCTGATACCATTGAGGCAAGTGAGGCGAAGTCCATCGTAAATGCACCACCCGTCTCTACCTTGCAACAGCTCTGTGATGCCTCTCTCTACAGGAACAGGGCCGGCGTGGCCAAACACTTTCTGGATCTCTGGACGGCAGGTTACAGCTTCGAAGACATCGTGGCATTTCTAGAGACAATCTGTAAGACCTACTCATTCTATACCCCAGAGGACTCTCAGAAGATCTACTCCATCTGTGGCGAGGGCCATATTGCCATGATTCTGAACCGCGTAAGCTTTCTTGATGCGATCACCGTGCTGAGCGGGGGATCTGTCACGAATTTATAGTGCTGAATTAGATGAGTTGCCCACCGGGTCAAGTCTATTCTAGTCTACTGAAACGCTGCGTCAAGAAGAACATAGTGGGGGCTAAGGGGGCGTCAGGAGTGGCGTGTCCTGAGGGACATGTTTGGAACCCTGCACCCACTTCGCGGCGATGTGTCAGCAGGGCCGTGTTCAAAAAACTCCACGGTGAGGCAAAGGCCGCTGCAGCGTCTGCCGAGCAGAAGCGGTTGCGTGGCACCTGCAAGGCCTCTGCTCCTGGTCCAGCCAAGCCCGCAAAAGTTGTGTCGCCACCGCGTGCAGCGGCCGTTGTCACGCCATCAAGCAAGAAAAATACCGCATTTGAGGTGGGTGCACCGCGTGCTCTGATGGACCCCGGTCTGACACGTGCAGCAGCAGTCGAATGGGTCAGTAAACAGTGTACGAACCAAGAGGACCCTATCATGCTCGAGCCCTATGCAGACGCCGACCTTAAGGATCTGCGATCTATTGTCAAACTGGGTAGCGGATTCTGCTATACGGTCGATACACTGGACCAACACGTCAAAGCCAGCATCGAGCGGGGCGTACCTATCAAGGACATACTGAATCCTAGCTATCGTCTGGACAAGCGGGACTTCGGTACATTAGAGGCGGCCGGTAGACGCCTGCGAAAGACCTATAAACTGCCTGTTGAACCCGTGGAGGTCCCTGCCGCCCACTATAAGCTCTTTATTGATGTGATGGGCGACGGGGCATTCAAATACGTCTTTCTCTATGATGACCGCAAGGTGAAAAAGCTGGCTGACGGATCCAAGGACTACGCCGCGGCCATACCCGATGGCGGGTGGATCGGCTATATACCCGCCGCTGGTACTGATGAGTTGGAGAAGCTGATCCGTAAGGCACATACCAAGGGGCGGCTTCTGGTGCGGGCCACACGGCCCTTCATCTGCTGTCGATTCCACCTGAAAAAGAGCAAGGAGCACTGGGCCACGGATACAGCCAAAAAAATCGCGTCCATGGCCGAGGAGATTCGCGATATCGTCTAAGCCTCGACCGCGTACTTGCTCAGGCGGGCCTGGGCGCGGCTTGCGATCTTCGCTGCCTTGCGGGCCGGCCTATCCACAAACTCCTCGTAGCCCGTGGGAGGCTTCGGCGGCCCGGCCAGGAAGGCCGCGCGCTGGGCCTTATACGCCGCTGCGGCCTCCTCCGCCGCGGCAATGCGGGCCTTTGCCGCCGCCTTCTTTGCCTGGATCGTGGCCTGATGCTTCTTTGGAGCCTCAGGCCGCGTCTTGACGTCGTTCGTCTTTGACTTGTTGTGCTGGCGCATCTCTCTTGATTGCGGTGGTCGAGACCCGTTTGGTGGTCCTCTCTGACTTCAATTTTTCAGATGTCGTGGAACCGTAGCGAGCTCCATGCAATACGGACCACTATTGGGTCGCGATCGTACTGGGAGACGATCGCTTTCAGCTGATTGTCATGTATAGTGATACCCAGACAGTATTCAATCGTGTTCTTTCTGAAATAGAAGGGCAGTGTGTAGGCCTCTACCTTGTGGTCCAGGCTGAGACGGACCAGTTGATGGTAGTACTTACGCGGTGTGGTATACATGACGACGTGCGTCAGGGCGTACAGTGCGTCGTTGTGGGCGACGACGTTGGAGGATCCTCTCATATGCTCGAAGAACCGCGGCGTGGACTGCGTCGACACTATCTGGAGTCTGTTAGTCTCGTCTAGTCTGCCGATACGGAAGGGGTGCCACGAGTAGATGAAGTCTCTGGTACCAGGCAGAGGTATCCAGTTCTTCTCACACTGCGTCGGAAACGGTGGTCTATACGGACGGATCTCTGTGAGCTGATTTGCCGTAAGATCGTATGAACCACCCACCTGCCCTATAGCACCATCGTGTGAATACTCCATACTCGTGGCGATCCACTTCAGGGCGTGACCGTCCTGGTAGAGGCGAAGGTCCTCCAGACCCTGAATATGGCCGCTGTGCAGTGGCGGCATGTTGGGTAGCAGCTCTGTCACGTCACTCAAGAGATTCAGATCACTGTCGGCTATTGCCGTGAAATTGCGGGTCCTAACAGGGTTGTCGTGACTCAGAAGACCATCCACCATCATCTTGTAGGATCCGTCCGGTTGGATTCTATAGTTGACATAGCGGATATTCAGTCTGAGACCCTGTGACGTCTCTACGAAAGAGGTTGAGGTAGCAACATAATCGCCCATCACAGGAAGTGGCAGACTTGAAACGGAATTGTGAGGAATTGCCTGCACATAGTGCTCCAGATTGCTGTAGACGCTCGTGCTGTAGCGGTTATAGTAAGAGATCAGATCCTGCAGATTCTCGGCCTGTTTGTGGGGCTGGATGTAGTAGTTCAGAATGGTCTTCTCATAGAGAAAGAGGTGCTCGTAGACCTCGTTCTCTAGAAAGAGAAGGTCCGTTGACTTCTTGATGGCCAACCCCTTTAGCATGTAGAACCACGCCTTGTGATGCTCGGATCTTTCACGAAAGACACGTGTTAGGAAGTAGAGATTCTCACTTCTGTTTTTGTTGAACTCATATGCCTTCAGAGCCCAGAACTCCATCTCAGGGAGCTTGTTCTGCTCATGGTACAACTTACTGATGATATACATACTGTACCAGACCTCCTCGTACCATCCGCCCGCATCAATACGCCGCTTGTAGAGGGCGATCGCCTCATCCAGCCGTTTACCGTCCTTCAGAGTCTGGGCTAGATAGAACATGTAGCGGGCGTTTGTCGGCTCGTCTTCGAGCCCCTTTGTCAAGAGACGAGCGTCACGCTCGAACTTGTCGGCCTTGCAGCCGCCGTCACCGACGTCGTCGATATAGACTGTCTCTAGCTGCTCTGTATCCGACCCGTCCCAGTACTCATGCGTCACGCCTGAGCACTTCCAAGGGTAGCCAAGACGGAGAAAACGTGTATTGTAGTACTCTAGACCAGGGGTCTTCTGCATAATCCTGTACCCGTTCGCCTTGAGATCCATCTTGTTGAAATTCGGCGTCATTACAAAGTTCATATCGGCATCGATGGCCAGACCGTAGGTGAAATCCGGCTCCCAACCTAGGGTCTGGACGAAGTCTTGTGCGGCTTGAAAGGAGAGGGTTCGATTATGGCCGAAATCCCGCCACGTGTGCTGATAGAGCTTGGCGGGGATCTGGAGCGTGGGTAGGTAGTCCGTCAATAGTGCCACAGTGCTGTCCGTAGAACCCGTGTCGGCGATACAGATGGCGTCGGCAATGGCTAGGGCCCGTTCAATACACCGTTTGATGATCCGCTCCTCATTCTTGATCATAATGATAGCCATTACACGCTTTGGTAGCGGGAAATCGAAGATCGTGTCGTTGTGGTCGCCCTTGTACCAGGCGAAGAGAGGTAGCTGCAGCGTTGCTTCCACCTGGGCCTGTTGCAGCGTTGCTTCCACCTGGGCCTGTTGCAGCGTTGCTTCCACCTGGGCCCAGACATTCACCTCCCACGTCAGACGCCCCGTCTCGGTCAGATTGGCCAATGATGCCTCATAGAGGCGATCGATCGCCGTCCTATCGGCAAAGAGCAACGAACCACAGAAACGCCAGTGGACGTTGTCTGGGCTCGACATATAGGGATCATGACACCCAGGGATCAGAACCTGCCCTTTGGGTACCACTAGATTGTCCAGCTTTTTGAACATGGCCGGTAGATCCTTGATCAGCTTACAGATACCGAAATCGACCCATGCAATGTCTGTAGTGCAGGTGGCAGCGACTTCACGCATGAATTCGATCTTACTGTTCATCAGTACCAGGTATCTATACGTGTCCTTTGATTCCGATCGATTAGATGGTAGTTGACACGTAGAGGGAAAGAGACGAGCAATAGCCAGTTCTTCGAATGGAAGATCCGTTCGAATAGTCACGTTAGAATGGTCACGAAGTGGTGCAAGAGTAAGTAGTGACGCTGTGTCTGCAAATACTACAATAGTGTAGCCACGGGCTACAATCTTCATGAATTGCTCTACATAGTCCGTCTTACAGGACTCATAGATCTTATAGAATGCGGTGACCAGGGTTGTGGCCATTAATAGTCTATGGTCGGTACTACTTTATACCGGTTGTGGAGCGAAATTTGACGTTTACTTAAAACGGGTGCGTTCATACAGAATAAGGATGACCCTATACGAGAGACTAGAGGTCAGCAAAACAGCCTCACCAGAAGAGATCAAGAAGGCGTTTTATCGGCTGTCTAAGGCAACGCATCCCGACAAGGGCGGGGACGCCGAGGCGTTCAAGGCTATCAGTCAGGCCTACGAGATTCTTAGCGATCCCGATAAACGTCGCCACTACGACATGACGGGCTCGATCGATGAAGGGGGTGGCGGTGGTGGCCCAGTGGATCTTTCCGAGATGTTTGGAGTGGGTGGCAATCCATTCGGCTTTGGTGGCGGTATGCCGTTCGGTGGTGATCTTGGTGCCATGTTCGGTTCTATGTTTGGCGGCGGTCAGCGAGTGCGACGGAAGGCAGCGCAAGGACCCGATAAGACACAGGATCTTCCACTCAAATTGTCGGATTTCTATAACGGTCGGACTATTCCTATTACGTTTCAGCAGCAGCGGGCATGTGGTCTGTGTAAGGCCTCTGGTGCCCTTAAGTCCGAGAGCTGTAACGGGTGCAAGGGTGCAGGTATGAAGATGTTTATGCGGCAGCTTGGTCCAGGGATGATTCAGCAGGGGATGGCACCCTGCTCCGACTGCAGTGGTGAGGGGAAGCGGATTATACAGGTCTGCCACGAGTGCAATGGCCGCAAATATAAGGCTGACTCAAAGACACTCGATGCACGGATCCTTCCAGGTATGGCCGAAGGTGAGAAAATCCGCTTCCACGGGGAGTGCTCTGATTCACCCGACTACGAGACGCCTGGCGACGTCGTGTTGAACCTGATTCGTGCCGGTGTAGAGACCGAGGCTGACCTGGAGTGGAAGGGAAGCGACCTTCACACGACTCACTCTGTGGAGGTGGGCGAGGCCCTTCTTGGGTTCAATGCTGTGGTCAAGGGGCACCCTACTGGTAAGGAGATCAGTCTGAGCTGGGGTGGTGGCCTGCTGCAGCACGAGATGGTGCTGATGGCTAAGGGATTGGGGATGCCCGTTAAGGGGAAGCCAGGTCAGTTCGGCGACCTCTTTGTACACATCGAGATCTCGGTGGGCGTCGGCGAGTTGAAGCGCGTCTGGACCGAGGAGGAGCGGGTCATGTTGCGGACGCTCTTCCCTGATTGGGAGGTGCCCTCCACTGGTGGTATTCCACTAGGATTTCAGCCACCTGCATAAGGTGTTGTACCGAATTTAGTAGCAATCGGTAGAGATGGGATCCTGTATGAGTCTGCCTGAACCGCTGTTCGATCACCAGACCATTATGATTCCGGTCGAACCTGAGCCTGTGAGACCTGCTTCTATCCGCGTACCCAGGCCCGAATCTACTGATGACGATCAGACACCTGAACTGACTACCTGTGAAACGGGTGATTAACGGCGGCACTTTGATTCAGTTTTTAACAGAGACTGAATCAAAAATTATTGGGATTGTGCTTAACGACGCATGGTACGACGACGGCGGCCGCCGTAAGCAGGACCACGGAATCCAGGGATCACCGTGTTCTCCGTGTACCACTGGGGGTTGAGACGAGCAGCGGTCTCCTCCGCTTGGCCAGAGAGCAGCATAGAGCGGGCGTTGATGGGGGCCTGGCCACCGCGGTAGCGGCGGCGGCGGCGAGAGCCACCCGCCATAGGCATCAATCCACTAGAGCCACTGGCCACAGAGACCGGCGATACACCCGTTACAGCGGGAAGCTCGGCGAACTTGGAATTCAGATCAGAGAGACGGGCATCCGCTACAAGCTCGTTCGGGAGCATCTGATTCATGGAGGTGGGGTACTCAGCGTAGGGTGTGAAGAACGCACCACCACGCATGCGTCTACGTGTAGAGCGTCTGCGTGTAGTGCGACCGCGTCTGGCCATTCTACTTCTGGAACGCATATTTCTGCGGCGGCCGCCATGGTAGGTCGCCGTCAGTTTGGCGAAGTTGGCTCCTTGATCCAGAGAACCGGAAGTCGGGTAGGAGGGATTGCACGTGGACATCTCTATCTACTAATGGTGGTTAGTTTGCTATAGCAGCCGTACCACCGTTACCCATAGAGATATTCTTCTTCTTTATGGCACCGGAGACGATATAGATAGAGTTCTCCGTCACAATGATATACTCGGTCTTCGTACCAAACACCTTCTGGATAGGACTGGTGTACTCCTCGGCAGACTTTACGAGCGACTTCTCCTTGGTGTTGACATCCTCACCCAGAAACGCCTTGCCGTCGCAAGTCGCCTGGAAATAGTCCAGCAAGATGGGCTTGTCCTGCTCAAGAGCAATGCGGGCCGCGTGAAGAAGGGTCTTGTCCGTAGGCAGGTTTAACGTGGGTGCCGGGGTCGCCATATTTAAGCGTTATCGGGAAGAGATTCAATCATTTTTTCCGCAGGAATCTGGACAATGTTGCGCGGGCTCGGGTGCGGGACCCAGCCGGAACGGATCTTTGCCGGAGTTGCCGGAGCGGTCGTCTGCGGAGGTGGGGTCAGTGCAACACGGATGATCTCAGCGGCATGCTTTTCGAAGATCGTGTTCATGAAGGCGTAGGCCGTATTGATCTGGTCCAGGCTACGTGCACCCGTAATGATAATCCGACCCGTTTGGAAGGGGCTGATAGTGATACGCTTGCAGTCGCCGATGGCTTCGCCGTTTCCCGTGCCCTCACACGGTGTAGGACAGAGACAGAGACCAGGCGGGCCCGCCGTCCGTGCTTTGTTGTAGAAGAACTTCGTGTTGACACCCTGATAGACCGTTGACTCAAAGGTACTGAAGAGACCGTACGTCTCTACAAGGATCTTGTGGAGGCGTTCACGACGGATGGGGACACCGATACTGTAGTCGCTGTTGACCAGTTGCGTCTCGTACTTGTGAATATTGTGCTTCTTTGCAAAGACCCCTGCGTACTTGGTTTCGATCTCGTCGGCAAGCCAGGCAATAGCAGCACGACCCGTCTTATCGTCGGGAACGCCCGTCATCTGCACACCGCCGTTACTAAACAGCTTGACGTTCACCTCCTTCCATGTCTCAACGTCCATCTGTAGGCGGACTACTAAGGAGGCCTGATTGAAGAAGGTCTTCTTCACACGCTTGCGACGCAACATGATGTCGTTGCGGCAGATTCCCTTCGTTTCGCCCTTATACTCCATCTTGAGGGCCCCTGTGCCGAGATACCAGTAGGGGAGAGTCTGAATCTTCTCAAAGAGGAGATTCAGCATGATCGTTGATCCCATCTGGCAGGTGGTTGTCATTGTACTGATACGTAGCGGTGTGATAACAAGAGGACTCGGCTGCATTGGCTTTAATAGTGCCAGCGGGGGCTGGCCTCAATCTTTTAAGTGTTTTGCAACAGAATTCTCCCAAGCCGTGGCGAGAATTCTGGCCGCCTTGTCCGAGGGGAGGTCACGAACCGTAAAGACGGCGTCGACGAATTCTCTGACTTTTTCGGATTCTGACAACAGTCCCATCAGATTCAACCAGAGCAGTACATTGCGGCAGAGGATCGAGATAGGGACTTTGGACGTACCGTCTTCCCAGATCATCAACGTGGACTCGGGTCGCTTCTTCAGACGACTGATCCACTGATCCCACTCATTGATATTGTCACCCGTCTGAATCTTGCAGTAGATCTGGCGAAGGTCACCGCGCATAATCTGAAGCGTGAGGTCGCTAGGCGTATTCAGTGTGGTCGGCTGACGCTTCTCCTGCTTCAGTACATTCTCCACCGACTTCCGAATAATACTGGAGGAGAGGTGACCACAGAAGAAGGCGACTGCACGACTGCGGATAGAGGTGTGGACGCGGCAGAGGGTGTTGCACAGAAAGATATAGAGTGGTTTCGGTACTACGTCTTCGTCGGCGTCGAGGAGGGCACGGAGGCTGAGCTGGGCCTGGTCCGTCATTGTCTCGACCTCATCAAAAATTACGAATTTACGCTCAATTCCTGGCCACCGCGTGCGGACGAAATCGAAGATACGCTCACGTACGACTTCAATAGAACGCTCGTCACTGGCGTTCAGATAGAGGGAACTGAGAATGGGTGAGACATTGGGGTAGGTGTCTAGAGCCAGGGCGTGTGCGATGCTCGTCTTACCCGTACCCGGTGGTCCGTAGAGGATGAGCGGAGGGAGACCACGGCAGCGATTTTTGGCGGCTGTCTCTAACAGTCGACGAAGGCGGGTGTGGCCGTGAATCTCTGATAAATGAAAGGGACGGTACTTTTCTGACCAGAGAGTCGTCATCTTCTATGATTTTTATCTGCTGTGCTTAAGTCCGCTGTTGCAGAAGCAGCAAGATTCTGTTTAAGTCCGGCGCGGCTTAGAAGACCTAAAGCAGCAATGGACTCTTTCAATTAGAATGAGCACCGTCAAGAGGGGACGTGGACGCAAAGCCGCCGCCCCTGAGATAGTTGTAACTGAGGTCGTGGCGGAGCCTGTGTCTGTGGCCGCACCTGTGTCTGTGGCCGCACCTGTGCCTGCACCTGTGTCTGTGCCTGCACCTGTGTCTGTGCCTGCACCTGTGCCTGCACCTGTGCCTGCACCTGTGCTTGAGCCAGCAGCAGGTGCAGCCAAGACGCGTGGCGGCGGTAAGAAATCCAAGAAATCTAACGTGGTAGCTGTAGTGACGCCAGATGGTATCGTCGGTTCGCTTATTGCCGACGTACGGCCGCTGATCGCCCATATCCCCATCACATCACTCAAGATTCAGAGCGAACCCGATAACATTCCCCCACCACCGAAGTACGATCCCACCGTCCCATTGCCGTATGACACTACGGATACGATGGCTTTTCTGGGCCACAGCAATGGGGAGGCGCGCTCAGCTGCAACAGGTCCCCCTCCAACGACCAGTATTGAGGACGCCCGCCACTTTGAGGCCCCTTACAAGAGCAATCTCCCTACCCACTACTCCGAGCGTCTGATGGTTCAGTTTCAGGATAGTAATCGTGTTCAGAACCTACCCGAGCGGACGGACGTCTACTGCTTCTGGTGCTGCCACCCGTTCGACACCGTCCCCTGTGTGGTGCCGGCTGATATCAAGGAGAGCATCTGGCACGTCTACGGGAATTTCTGCTCACCTGAGTGTTCGGTGGCCTATCTGTTTCACGAGCGGCTTGACATCAACGTGCAGTGGGAGCGGTACGCGATGCTGAATTCCTTGTATAGCCGTGATACAGAGATCAAGGTCGGTGCCCTTACTGGGATCCGCAGTGCACCCAAGCGTGAGGTGCTGCGGATCTTCGGTGGCTCGATGGACATCCGCGAGTTCCGTGCCATTGTCCACGAGAAGAAGCTGCGTATCGACGTGCTGACACCGCCCATGGTCTCCATCATCCAGACAATGGACACTAAGCCGATCGACTTCTACGATCAGTCGTTGCGAAATGTCTTCGTGCCCACGGAGGCACGGCGTCTGAACGCTCCTGGAGCACAGGGGCTCCGTCTCCGCCGCAGTAAGCCCATTGCGGGCAAAGAGTCGACCCTTGAGTGGGTGATGAAGATCCAGAACTAGCCGCCAACGTGGTAAAAATTGAGGGGCCTCCCCACTATTGAGATTCAGTAAAAGAATGTCAAAAGAACATATTGTCCAGATCTTTCGTATTGCCGTTGCTGCTGCCGCTGGTAAGGTTGATGAGGCCGTAAACGCGTTTCGTGGTGTGCTAAACACGAGTGATATCAGTGTTATCGATGAGCACTCGGTAAGGGACGTTGACACGGCTCGTGCACCATGGAACAACGAGGCTTGGTGGAACGCCGCTGGGCTCGACCACGACGATATGCCACCACTCATCCCACTATCGTCGCCAGTTGAGCCCATCTACGTACATACCAAACTCCCGACGGCAGTGGAGCCGCAGACACAGCATATTGACCTGGTGATCACTGAGACCGAGCAACCGGCACCAGTACCGGCTGCTACGGATAAGTTCGAGCTTGGCGATGATGAGAACGACGTTGAGGTAGAGGTGTCAGATGACGAAGCGGGTGACGGCGACGACGACGATGAGGCTGACGCAAGCGGGGAGGACGCGGACGATGATGAGGCTGACGCAAGCGGGGAGGACGCGGACGATGATGAGGGTGACGCGGACGACGACGAGCCTGAGGCTGAGGCTGAGGCTGAGGCTGAGGCTGAGGGTGAGGCTGAGGCTGAGGCTGAGGCTGATGAGGTGGAAGAGCTAGATCCTGTTCGTATCAAGAAGGTGCTCTACTGGAAGGGCCGCGATTCTGGCGATCTCTACGCCTATCTACCCGACGACGAGATTGGCGATAAGGTTGGTGCGTACGTGGACGGCAAGGCTGTGTTCCTTCCAGTATAATCTCTAGCCACAGTAGATGTCCATAGAGGCTATACTTGAAGGGATCTGCAAGCCGCTCCTTGTCTATGGGACATTTATGGCCGCACTCATAACATACGACATTACGCAGAGTGATATTAAAGCTGCCGGAAAAAATACTGTATTTTTGGCTATAGGCGGGATCGCTATCTTCCTACTCTGCAATAGTGGATTCGAAATTGCTGCCTGGGTTCTATTGGCTATAGTTCCCTTCTTTTTTGTAGCACTCCTAGCCATGCTCGTTGTAACACAGATCTTTAAGACTAACGTGACTTACCAAGACGGGTCCTCAGCTACTATTACAGGTGAGGCTATAAAGCGGCTTTTAGGGATAAAGCAACAACTGGTACCCGATTCATATGGTAATGGGAGTGTCGACAGACTCGTTGGTAAACCCTACAATGACGGGTGCGAATCGCCACCACTCATCACATCAGTACAGCGACTAGCTATAGAATCGAGCCAATGCGATACGTGTGCTTAAGGCGACGCACACTGGTAGAGAGAAGATGTCAATAATGTTCGTGGCAAATTGGGCATCGTGGCTATTCAACACGGCGTACCGTTGCTGTAGAAAGACACGGCGTTTGACCCACGACGTCTACACGCTGCTCACTGTCGAGCCGACCTGGGTGATCAGTCCCAGTGGTGAGTTTTTCAGCAGTGCAGTGTTTACGGATCTCTGCTCTGAGAATTGGATCTACCGCGATTCTCTGCTCTATTGCGACGGCTTAGGTAAAAGTCAGAAGTTCCCGATTTTGAGTTGCGAGTTTAAACACAGTGACGATATCACTGTCTCCCTAGACGATCTTCTGGAGGACCTGCGTTATAGAGGCTCGGTTGTACCGCCCCTTCCAGTGTTGATGGCGGCGTTCACTATTCATACCAAGACTGTCTACCCCTGGCGGTCGGCTCATTTCACGGCCTTTCTGAAAAATGGGACCAGAGTGGAGTTCCGCGGGGATGTGGAGCAGCTCCCTGTGTCTGCATGAGGCGATCACATCTTGTCGGCATCTACTCAATTCGGCGCACCTATAGGGTCTTCATTTTTAAGATTAATAGCCACAAAAATAGACGATCACACTGTGTTCTCTTATTTTAGTAGCACGTACGGCTCTACATCCGCTGGTTGACATTTGGCCGGTAGAGGACCTCTGACGCCTTGATCGTCTCGTCCAGAAGAGTCAGGTCCTTGATGTCCCCGTTATTACCGTTGTGATTCCAGACCTTGATAATATGGAACCCCTTCTTCGGACTGATAGAGACGCCGACAATCTTATTCTCCACCGGCCGCTTGGAGACGACGTCCAACGTGGCGGCGGCCATATACCGCTGGAACATCTCGAAGGACTGGACCTGGCCAATCTTCATGCAGTACGAGCCGCCGCGAATGTTCATGTGATTCTCCCAGAGGGGTGGGTGCGGGTCGCGCATAAAGAACCACATTCCATTGTTGAATTTCTCGGCTCCGATGGAGTTGATGGCGGCCCACAGCGTGGGGTAGTCTGTGAAGCGTGCGACCTTCTTATAGGACTCTTCGGTCCAGCTCTGGTCCTGTGTATCATGGTAATACAGAGACCAGGGTCCACTGGGGAACGTCGCAGGCACGGTAGCGGGGCTTTCGATGGACATTCTTGTTTATGTTTCTTATCTATGTAGTGATGCTTAAAGTGGTGGTCAATTTTTGCGGCGGTCTCGCTCTTGTGTCCGAGCTGAACCCTCAGCTCTTACCATGCCCCTGCTTCGACGGAGCCGGAGCCAACGCCAGCTTGATCTCACCCAGACCCGCCACGCTGTACTCGATGATGATCGGATAGTCGTTCTTCAGATAGACGCTGATGTCCGAACAGAGCGATGTGCACTTAGTGAACAAGACGAGGTGCTTCAGCAGAAAATTCCCCTGCACGATCTCCGCACTCGGCTTGCTGACGGCCATTCCCTGACCCACCGAGAAGACCGTCTCCTGCTCTGCAAAGTCCCCGCGGCACTTCAGGATCAGCTGATTCGATGCACTGGTGATCTCCACCGTCTCGCCCAGCGTAGACATGTCGCGGATGATCTTCTGGAAATCCAGCGACGGCATCGTGATAATAGCCGAGAACTGAACCGGTGGGATCTCGATGGGGTTGATGTCCAGCTCGATCAGATTCAAGTGGAAGGTCGTCTCCATCTGCTTCTCGCCGTTCAAGATGACAATCCCCATCTTGGTCGTATCACGCTTCTCCATGAACATGACAAGGCTGTCGTTGTTAGACATAGTCTTTACGAGCTTGAAGAGGTTGATCATATTGATGCCCAGAATGTACTTCTGAGCACACTTGAATTCGTCGAAGCGGTCGGCATGCAGCCGCAGGTGAACTAAGACTGTGTGCGTCCCGTCCATCGCCATGATCTTGAGCCCGTTCTGGTCGATCTCGATATTAGCCTCAGTTAGGATCTCCTTGAGGGCCTCGGAGAGGGTACGGATCGGGGCGGCTTTAACGGTGCGGATCCGGAAGAGGTATTCGCCATTAGGGTCCATTTATCTATCCCAGAATCTCGGCCCGCGTTTAAGCACTGAATCAGTGTGAACGCACGTCGATAGAGGACCGGGTCGCTTACACGCGGTTGCGGTTGTTGCGGTTGTTACGCTTATTGCGTCTGGTGCTGGGGTCGGCACCGGCAGACTTCTGAGCAACCAGGTAGTAGAGACCATAGAGGGCCAGTGGGACAACAACCGCGTGAGCGTTAGCCACAAAAGAGCCCATCAGTGCCGGGGAAAACCCGCCACGCATCTTATTGATAAGGCGGCGAGTTTGTCTCCAGCCACCTGACTGGGGTGCCGTCAGAGCATCAGGGGAGACTGCTTCGGTGGCACTGAGAGGGGGTCTGACCCAACCGGGTACCGGGTCCGAGCTGGGGGCGGCGGCGTTGGAGCTGGGGTGCTGATTATCGGGGTTGAAATAGACACCAGGTGTGCCGTAGCCCCCGCCGGTGCGTCTTGTGCGACGAATCTGGGTCTTTCTGGCCATTTCTAACGAGGCAGTAGATTTTCTGCTGATTCACGGAATAGGGATAAAATTGAGGCCCTGGGGGGAGTCTTGGGTTTCGATAAGAAAATGGCAAACGCACAGGCCTTTAAGAAGCACACGCACCGCGAGCACATCCTCGAGCTACCCGATACGTATATCGGGTCCATCGACACTCACGAGGAGTCGCGGTGGATCTGGGATGAGGGGGCGGGACGGATGAAGTGGTCGGCGGTCCAGTTCTGTCCTGGCTTCTACAAGATCTTCGACGAGGTGCTTGTCAACGCTCTGGATCACCGTGTGCGTCTCATGACCACGGCAACGGGGGCCGACGTACTGCCCGTCAAGAACATCTGGGTCACCCTAGAGGCTGATCGGATCACGGTTCGCAACGACGGTGACGGTATTCCCACCGATCGACACGCCAAGGAGCAGATGCACGTACCTGAGATGATCTTCGGTCACCTGCTGACCTCGTCCAACTACAACAAGGACGAGGAGAAGACTATTGGTGGTAAGAACGGGTACGGTGCCAAGCTCGCGAACATCTTCAGCAAGGAGTTCCGCGTGGAGACCGTGGATCACCGTGCCGCTAAGAAGTACAAGCAGACCTGGACGGGGAACATGACCACGTGTAGCAAGCCCTCAATTGTGGCGGCGACGGTGAAGCCCTACACTGAGATCAGCTACGTTCCTGACCTGGCACGGTTCCACTGGCCTGGTGGCGTCGTCCCTACGGTGATTCCCGATGACATGCTGGCCGTAATGCGGACGCGTGTCTTGGACGCGGCGGCCTGTGCCGGTAAGGACTGCAAGGTCCACCTCAACGGGAAGCTGGCACCGGTCAACACGTTCCAGAAGTACGTCGGTCTCTACCTCAACGAGGACGAGCGGACCTCGGTGGACTCTGTGGGCGACAAGAAGAAGATGCTGGCCTACGAGCGGTGTGGGGAGCGGTGGGAGGTGGCCGCCTGTCTTACCAAGTCGCTTCACGGCGAGGCCGTGCCTGATGAGCGGCATATCTCGTTCGTGAACGGGATTGCGACGCGTCGCGGTGGCAAACACGTTGATCACGTGATCAAGTCCGTTCTGGCCGACTTCTGCGAGCTTGCGAAGAAGAAGGCCAAGCTGGATGTTACGGCGGGGATGCTGAAGGACTCGGTCGTCTTCTTCATCAACTCCACTATTGTCAACCCTGCCTTCGACACGCAGACGAAGGAGACGCTCACCACGCCCGTCGCGAAGTGGGGCTCTAAGCCCGAGATTACTGGGAAGTTCTGCGACCAGCTGATCAAGGTCGGCCTTCTCGACGAGGCACAGGCTGCACTTGACGCCAAGAACGCCCGTGAGACGAAGAAGACGGACGGTAAGAAGCGGTCGACCGTGCGTGGCATTCCCAAGCTGGAGGATGCCACGTGGGCGGGGACGGCCAAGTCGGGTGAGTGCACTCTCATCCTGACGGAGGGTGATTCGGCAGCGACGACGGCGATCTCGGGTCTCAAGGTGATCGGCCGTGAGCGTTATGGCGTGTTTCCGCTGCGGGGCAAGCTCCTCAACGTCAAAGATATCTCTGCTGTGAAGAAGACGGCTAACGCCGAGTTGACTCACATCAAGCAGATCATGGGTCTGGTGGCGGGTAAGACCTATGCGGATGTCAAGCAGCTCCGCTACGGCCGCATCATGATCATGACGGATCAGGACGTGGATGGCTCCCACATCAAGGGGCTGCTGATCAATCTGTTTCACACGGATTGGCCCTCCCTTCTCAAGCTCGACTTCATCTGCTGTATGATGACGCCGCTTCTCAAGG